GCCAGACGGGACGGCGGGCCTGCGGGTCCGCCGTTCGGCATGTTCCCCACTTGAGGTTTGCTGCGTCGTACACTATAATATCTAGCATGGCCAATGAACAGCACGACCGAGCGACCTTTGCCCCTGACGGGGCTGAGCTGGTCGCACTCCGCACACTGGTGGCTGGCATGTACGACGCCATGCTGCAGGAGGCACAGGCTGCACACCACGTGGCACTGTACCACCGCCTCGCCACGTTCCACGACCTCCGCACCTCCTTGCGAACCGGAGGTGCCGCCGGTGGCGCGTAGTAGCCCGGTCCGCGTTGTCGACAAGTGGTCTCTGGGTGGTGGCGGGACGTGGAAGGACCTTGTGACTCTCCCGCCGATCGTGATCATCCTGGGTCGGTTTGTCATGTGGTGGTTCAGGCACTGGAAGCTGACGGGGACACTCCTCCTGTGCGGCGCGGTGTACGTCTGGACCGGCAATAGTGTGCTGGCCATCTTGGCTGGAGTCCTGTTGTGGGTTACTGTTGCGACAATCTGGTATGTAAGGGCGGGGAGGGGGGTACCCCCTCCCGAGCTTTTGCGTATCGGGAGGCAGCTACGGCACCTACTGAGGATTCGAGCGAAGTGGTCTGTCGCCTGTCGCCATGCAGGGCTTACGTCGAGACTGTCGGGTGCGGTTCCACGCATGCGTCACGTTCGCTTGATCCCCAGCGGGATCGAGACTGACATCGCGTGTGGTCAGATTGGACGGACTTCGTCTGAGGTTACTGCTGGGGCGAACACTCTCGCTGCGACCCTAGGGGCGAACCACGTCTCGGTAGTCGAAGTGAGCCCGGGGTCTGCTCGTTTGGTCTTAAATTGGGGAGATCCGACCAGTCGTGAACTCACCCTCAAAGACATCCCCATGCCCGCTGATGGCCGCATTTGCTTCGCTCTCGACCCTGACGGTCGTCCTGCCAGCATCGACTACAACCGCTCCATGCTTCTCGTGGGTGAGACCGGTTCAGGCAAGTCCAACGTGATCTGGGCACTCATCGCTGGTCTGAACGAGGCTGGGATCCCTTATCGCCTTCGTATTATTGACCCCGCAGGCGGTGTCGAGCTGTCGTTGCTGCAGAACAGCCCGCACACCAAGGTGTACTGCGACAAGGGCAGCAAGGCGGAGGAGCAGATCAATGCCACGCGTGAGGCTATGGAGGGTCGCCTGTCGTGGATGAAGGCTCACGGGATCATCGACCTCACTGAGGAACCGATCGACGAGCAGAACCCGCTCGACATCACGATCATCGACGAGCTCCTGCTGCTTGGGGACACCATCAAGAAGGGTGTACTCTCCCCGTTCGGTGAGATCCTGTCCGTGGGGCGAAAGGCCCGCTACGTGATCTGGGCCTGCAGCCAGCTCGCACAGGTGGACACGCTCGGTCGAATCCGGGATCTGTTCTCCCAGCGGATCTGTCTCGCAACGAAGTCCCGCGAGATGACCGAAGCGGCTCTCGGCCCGTCTGCGGAGGCGATGGGTGCGAAGTGCAGCAAGATCACCACGCCCGGTGTCGGGTACCAGTACACTGATGGTGCTCGCGGCTTCACCAGGATCCGCTCTGTGCACATCCCGAAGCGGGGTAGCGAACGTGCTCAGATCGCACAGGGCAAGGCTCCAGGCGTTATCCGGACAGAGGCTCGCGCGTCTGTCCTGCAGCAGAAGGAGTTGTTCAACCGCCGCACGGCCCTGTACCGCCTGTACACGCCGAGTGGGAAGCTCCTGTACGTTGGCATCACTGCGAACCCGAACACTCGGTTCACAGAACACGCTGCGGAGAAGCCTTGGTGGCATGAGGTGGATCTCACCTCTCCGGTCATCGAGTGGTACGGCAACCGGCGCAAGGCGCTGGAGGCAGAGGAGCGGGCGATCAAGTCGGAGCGTCCGGTATACAACGTAGTTCACGCATTGCTGAAGGAGCACTCATGAGCCTCTTCGAGACACCAGAGAAGCGTCTGGTCGAGATCCTACTCGGCTGGGTGCCATTTTGGGCCCTCGTGGTCCTGCTTGCCATCGCACTAGTTTGGGGGTAGCATGGACGAGTTCCAGCTCGCTGCGGAGATGTTCTTCGGACCGGTCTACGACAGGGACCCGGTTTCGTGGCTCGAGGACAAGCTGGGCTACTTCGTGTGGTCCAAGCAGAAGGAGATCCTGGAGTCGATCCAGCGGAACCGGTACACTGCAGTACGGTCCTGCCACGACGCGGGGAAGTCGTTCATCGCGAGTGGCGCAGCGTGTTGGTGGAACTCCGTCCATCCGGTAGGGGAGTCGTTCGTGGTTAGCACGGCTCCCTCCGGACCGCAGGTGAGTGCGATCCTGTGGCGAGAGATCGAGCGGATGCACCGCAAGGGTAAGCTCCAGGGTCGCATCACCATGGGTGGCCAGCCTGAGTGGAAGATGGAGAAGGAGCTGATCGGGTACGGCCGCAAGCCGAGTGACTACGACGAAGAGGGGTTCCAGGGCATTCACGCGCTGTTCCCACTCATCGTGGTTGACGAGGCTTGCGGCATCCCGCAGCAGCTCTGGAACGCGATCGATGCACTAGCGACGAACGACAACGCGCGTGTGCTGGCGATCGGCAACCCGGATGACGCAACGTCGCACTTCGAGACGATCTGTCGGCCGGGTAGTGGCTGGAACGTGATCCACCTGGACGGGCTGCGGACGCCGAACTTCACGGAATCGGAGGTTGCGAAGCGTCCGCGTCTGTACCAGTACTTCGTCGACAACGAGATCCCGTTCAGCGAAGAGGAGATCCCAGATGATCTCCGCCCACGCCTGCTCGGTGTGCAGTGGGTCTCGGAGCGGATGGACCGCTGGGGTGTCAACCGGACCGTTGACGAGGAGACCGGCAAAGCGCGCTGGGACGCCTCTCCGCTGTGGGACGCCAAGGTCCGCGGACAGTTCCCGTCGGATGGCACAGTAGGCGTGATCCCACCACTCTGGGTCGAGATGGCGAATCAGCGCTGGATCACGCAGCAGGGTACCGATCCTCTCGGGCCACGCAGCTTCCACGTCGACGTTGCGCGGTTCGGTGACGATGAGACAGCCGTGGCGACGAAGCAGGGACACGTCATCCTGTCCGTGGAGACATGGGGGCAGCAGGACACCATGACCACGACGAACAGAGTCGCAGCTCGCATGCTTCCGCACCCACGTTCGTTCTGCAGCGTTGACGTGATCGGCGTTGGAGCTGGCGTGGTGGACCGGTTGCGGGAGCTGCGTCTCAACGTCCAGGCGTTCAACGCGAGCAAACGTACAACCCGGAAGGACATCAGCGGTGAGTGGTCCTTCCCGAACACCCGCTCCGCTGCCTGGTGGAAGCTCCGAGAGCTGCTGGACCCTTCGAACAACCCGGTGATCGCGATTCCGCCCGATGAGGACCTGATGGCGGAACTTTGCGCACCACGTTGGCGAGTTGCACCCGGTGCCAAGATCATCGTTGAGCAGAAGGACGAAATCCGGAAGCGACTTGGTCGTTCAACGGATAAAGCGGACACCATCGTGCAAGCGTACTGGTCCAACATCGACACGACCGAGACACTGATCGACCCGGACGACTTGTCGGTCGAATGGGGCGGAAAGTCGGACTTTGCCGTCAAATGGGACTGACGCATCAACCACCCGTTTATTTCCTTTCTACCATTTTGTTTTCTCGATCAACACAATTATACTTAACACATGCGGTACTAAACGCTTACTGGTGGCTAGCCGGGTGTAACTAGGTGTATACGGGAGAGTGATACTGTGACTGAACCCAGTAACGGGCTCCCCCTGGGCGCGACACCCAAGACTGATGTCGAACGCGGCACACAGTTCAACATGTGGGACGGCTCGCTCGTCTTCTCGAACTTCGGTTCTGGCGAGATCTGGGACTACATCGAACCGTCGGTCACTGCACTGCGGGACATGCTCGACCAGGACGGTGCTGCGTCCAAACTGGAGATGGCGCTTACACTCCCTGTGCGACGCGCGGGATGGTCGATCAAGGGCTACCCAGGTGACGAGGCAATCGCTGAGGACGTCACGGACAAGCTAACCCGACCAGGTATCGACGGTGGGATGCTGACACCGATGCAGGAAGTCGTTTCACAGATGACGTCCGCGTTCACGTACCGTCGGTCGTACCACGAGAAGGTCTTCACGCGCGTGGGGAACGACATCACCTACGAGAAGATCGCGTACCGTCCGCCGGAGAGCTGCATCATGCTCCGCGATCCGGACAACGGGGATCTGCGCGGGTTCAAGCAGTGGAAGTACAACGAACCGGACATGGTGGAGATCACCCGTCCGTACGCGATGGTGTACGTCCACGGAACGCATAGAGAGCCGATCCGTGGTTACAGCGACCTGCGGGTCGTGTGGAAGAACTACGAGCTGAAGCAGAAGGTCAAGTTCCTGTGGTTCACCTTCCTCGAGTCGCTCTCGCTGCCGAGGATCATTGTCAAGGGCACCAGCCCCGAGAGTGCGAAGCAGGCAGCGCAGGCCATCGCAGCTCTGCGGAACGCTGGCGTGGCTGGTGTTCCTTCAAGTTGGATGGACGGTGACCCGACGGTCCTGGATGTCGGTGGCCAGGGTGCCGCGGAGTACCAGAACGCGATCACGTACCTCGATGCGGACAGCGCTAACTCCATCCTGGCGAGCTTCACGGACCTGTCGAAGAACGCGTCCATGGCGGGTGCTGGGTCTTACGCACTCGCGAAGAACGACACCGACTTCTTCACCGACATGCTCAGTGCGTACGCCACTGAGATGGGACTCTGCCTCACCAACGAGGTCGTCGCGGACCTGGTTCGTTATAACTATGGGACCGGACAGAAGGTACCTCGTTTCGAGATCGGTGCGCTCTCCGGTGATGACGTGGCAACGTCGATGGACCTGTTGAAGACGGTCGCGGTTGCTACGCAGGTGAACCTCCCAGACGAGTTCGTGAACGACCTCGTGATGGAGGTCGCGAAGTTCCTCAACATGGACCTCGACAAGGTGCAGGCGTCGATTGCAGACCGTGCGGCGAAGTTGGAGCAGGCAGCGCAGGATGCGAGGCAGGCTGCAATGGCGAAGGTGCAAGCCGCTGCAGACGTTGGTACGAAGGTCGTGCAGCAGGCAGCACAGCAGAATGGCACCTCCCCGTCTGCACAGGGAGGTGCCAAGTGACTTCAGAACCAACCGAGTTCCGACATCTGCAACTCGCACTCCTGCCACCACAGCGCTGCCTTGCGAGCGCGGAGCTCCCTCTCGTACTGGACAGCGGTCCAGAAGGTTCCGTCCTCCAGCAGTTCCTTCCAACGCAGCGCCAGCGCATGTGCGGCATCGACGTTGTGCTGAAGGACCTTCCTGCCCTTCGTGACGAAGGCGTAGCGGTCCTTGGTCTCCTGCATGGCCCAGAACATCTGGGTCCCAAGTCCAACTCCGACCTCCGCACACCACCCTGAGAGCTCCGACCGGACCTCCTCGGTCCAGAAGCCGTCCTGCGTCTGCTGTTCGCTCATAGTTAAAGTATATGAGGTTCCCGTGTGCCTTTCAAGAGGGTTCCCGAAATTGAGGTGGTGAATTATGCCGGCAACAGCAATCCCCGTGACGACCATCGATCGCACTGGGACCGCTCCGCCGTCCGAGGTCGCGATGGACCTCACCAACGGTAACGTGCTCAACGGCAACAACGGCGTGGGGCAGTGGATCGAGGTCACCAACACCGGTGGGTCGACCGCAACACTGACGATCGCGCAGCTCGGTGTCCAAGACGGTGTAGCGAGTCCGGGCAAGGTGTTCAGCCTTGCGACCACGGTCAAGCGCCGCATCGGACCGTTCCCCATCGGGATCTACGGTGCGTCGGTTTCCCTGACGCCGCAGTCCGGATCGACGATCACGATCATGGGCTACCAGCTCGCAGCGGGGTGACGGATGAGCAAAGACACGGCGCGGTTGTCGTCAACGCCGCACCCATTGGGCTCGAAGCCCTTGTACAACACGCCGGGTCTGTCGTTGCCGCCGTACATCCAGAACATCGCGAACGCCTTGATGAAGCAGGAGGGGTTCGAGAAGGCACGAGCGATCGCGACTGCCATCTCGCGCTGCCGTGTGTGGGCATCGGGCGGCGGTGGTGTGAGTCCGGCAGTCAAAGCCGCGGCTGCTAAGGCAATCGCACAGCTGGACCTGGCACGAGCGAAGGCGAAGGCTACTCCCAACAAGGGCGAGGGTAACGCTTCTAAGGCGGGGATGCCCTCTTTTAGCTTGGCGTACGAGTATGCGCAGTCGCTGGACTTGCTCCTTGCGATCCGCCACGTTCGTACGCCTGCTGGAGAGCGGTTTTACAAGAAGCCGATCGGTTCTCTGATCGTGACGGACAAGCTGGGTCAGGCGAAGAAGGTGTTGGCCAAGGACAGCACGTTCACGATCGGTGGCAAGCAGCACAGGCTGGTCGGTGTCACACCCGATGGTGAGAAGGTGAAACTCCAGAATCAGGAGTCCGGCAAGACGATCACGATGGATCCGGACCAGCTTCCAGGGTCGAAGGTGTCCAACTACCGAGCAGCTTCGGACCTGAAGGTCGGTACGAAGATGCGTCGTGAGCGTGCTGCGGCGATGCGGAACGCGGGAGTCAAGCCGACACCGAAGGCTCCGACGGAGCCGACAGTGCAGCAGCCGAAGTCGTACCAGAAGGGAACTGGTCGCAACCGGGACAAGATCGACACGGACCTGTACTCCGCACTCGAGTCAAAGGGGATGTTCACGGACGCTGAGCGAGAGTACATCTCGCTGTACGGAGCTTCCGGGTACAAGCCTCTGAACAAGACACTGCGGAGTAAGTCGCCGGACGGAATGCAAGCACAGGCTAGCATGGACTTCACGTACCAGGAGTTCGCTGACGGGTTGCTGTCCGCGATGGAGAAGCGTGCGACAACGCGGGACATGGTGACGTTCCGCGGGGTCGGCTACAAAGCTGCAGACCTCAACAACGTCAAGTTGGGAGACACGATCCACGACGCGGGGTTCATGTCAACGTCGCTGGATGCGGAAGTCTCCTCTCACAGCTTCGGCAAGGTCGGGAAGCTGCTCCAGATCACCATTCCGAAGGGTACCCCAGCACTACGCCCTTCGGATTGGGAGGCAGAGATCCTTTTGGGTCCGGGAACGAACCTGAAGGTCGTGAAGGTTGGACAGAGGTACATCGAGGTGGTGGTAGTTGAATGACGGATCCCACGGATCATAGCGACAAGTTCGCGTACGAGGACGACGAAGAGGTCGAGATCGTACCTGAGGGTGGTGTGAACCCGCTCGACGCGAGCGACGAACCCGACGAAGCAGCCAAGTCCAACTAACGCATTACGCCCTTAGCCCGTGTTTCTCTAGTGCTAGCACATAAGGGAAGAGCTAAAAGGATATAGCGACCCGGGTTAAACGCGTAATGCCATGTAACCCAGATGGAGGTGAACATGACCGACACCACTGTGATGATCAGCCCGAGGTTCGAAGAGGACGTAATCGAGCTGGGGAACAACACCTTCAAGCGCAAGGTGCTCCCGAAGGGTACGATCACGTACAAGGGTCAGAAGGTGACCTTCAACGACAAGTTCCTCGACAACGTGGTGACGTCGTTCAAGGCCAACCCGTTCGACCAGACGTCGTTCATGCTGGCGGACAGTGACAACAAGCACACGCTCGACCCCAAGCAGTGGGGTGGAGAGGTGACCGGGCTGGAGAAGCAGGCTGACGGCCTGTGGGCGTACTTCAACCTGGCGAACGACGCCGCGGAGCTCATCCGCAAGAACAAGAAGATGGGCGTCAGCTGCGGCATCAAGGTGAACTACGCCGATGCCAAGTCCGGCAAGGTGTACCCTGCGGCACTGCACCACGTGCTGGGTACGCTGGACGCCAAGGTGACCGGCATGGGTGAGTGGCAGGAGGTGACCCTCTCCAACGAAGGCGAGATCCTCCAGGACCTCTCCGACACGAAGTGGGTGACGACCACTCCTCCTGTGCGGAAGCCGGGAACGAAGGTGCAGCCGACCCAGCAGCAGCTGGACGACGCTGCGTACGCGATCGCGCTGTCGCTCGCGAACGACGATGAGGGAGGTGACAACGTGGACGACGCGAAGGACAAGGGTGTGACGCAAGCTGGTCCGGATCTGACCCTCGCGAACGAGCGGATCGGTGCTCTCGAGATCGAGCTGGCGAACGCTCGCTTCGACCGTGAGGCGAAGGACCTGATCGACGCGGGTGTGCCACCGGCGCTCATCAAGCTGGCGGAGCCGGTTCTCCGGCTGCCGCAGCCGCCAGTAATCGAGCTGGCCAACAACGAGGACAACGTCGAGGTGGCGGAAGTCATCCGGGCGATCCTCAACGAGTCCAAGGGCCTTCTCAAGCTCGCGAACGAACAGGGTAACTCCGGTGACGGTGGGGACCCCGACGAGCAGTACGAGGCCAAGATCCTCAAGCAGTGGAAGGTGGGCTGACGCATGGCTGGTGCAGTTCCTCTCTACACGACTGACTCGCAGACCTTCGAGGTCAGCGCGGCGGTCACTGGTGGGCAGTTGGTTGTACCCACCACGGGTGGCAAGATCGGCCCAGCCGGTCTGACCGCCAACACCGTGATCGGTGTCGCGCGTAAGGATGCTATCCCGACGGCGACGAACCAGAACCCGACGGGTTCGATCATGCTCTCGCCGGTGTCGCAGTACACGGCGGTGGCTGCTCACGGTACCTGGAGTTTGAAGGCCGCAGCCGCGATCACCTTCGGGCAGACGGTCAAGGCCGGTGCCACTGGTCAGGTAGCGGTGTGGGTGTCCGGGACGGATGCGGCTGACACGATCGTCGGTCGTTGCGTCGAACCGCTCGGGATCGCGAGTGGCGCTTTCGGCGCCATCCGCCTGAACCTCTAGGAAGGAGGGGTAGCACATGGCACTCGTGCCGATCATCGCTGCGGGCGATGGACAGCGGATCACGGTCAACTCGCTCGTCAAGTCGCCGCTGATCATCCCCCGCAAGATCCTCTCCCTGATGGAGAACCAGTTCATCGTGGACTCGGTGCTTCGTCCGGGCGGGAACACGCCTTCGGGTGTGGTCCAGTACAACGAGAGCACGCCGCTCTTCCTCGACAGCGGGTCCGGTATCCGCGAGGAGTACGGCGAGTACCGCATTGGTACGGGGTCGGACGGTCAGCTGTCCGTCGTCGTGACGACCGACCGCGGTCTCTCGATCGTGGTGTCCGACACGGAACGGCGTCGGAACAGCCTGGACATCATCAACCTGCGGATGACGCAGGCGCGGAACACGCTCCTTCGGGACTGGGACCTCGCGTTCCAGGCGTCGTTGCTGGGCAACGCCAGCATCCCGACGTACGCTGCGGGTAGCGCTGACGGTGTGACGTCGACCTCCGCGTACTGGGACCTGCCCACGACGGGTCTGCCGCGACACGACATCATCCGTGCGAAGTACACGGTCAAGCAGGCGATCTACAGTGCGCAGGCGAACAACTGGTTCGCGTTCCAGCCGGACACGATGGTGATCTCGTCCGACACTGCGGAAGCGATGCTGTTCTCGAACGACCTCAATGCGCAGCTGGCGCCGCAGGGTCCGTTGGCAACCGAGAACCTGCTGTACACCGGCAAGCTGCCGAACAAGATCCTTGACCTCGACGTTCTGGTGTCGCGTACGTGGCCCAACGACAAGGTCCTGATCTGCGAGCGGAACACTCTCGGCTTCATCGCCGACGAGATGCCTCTCCAGGCGACGCCGATGTACCGCAAGGAGGAGAACAAGTACTGGCGGACGGACATCAACCGTCAGTCCGCTCTCGGGATCGACCAGCCGCTCGCCGGGTGCATCATCACCGGCGTGAACGACGCGCCCTGATGGCTAGCGGCGACGTGATCTACGAGCGGAACAACGTTCCAATCTCGTCGATCAGTACGGATAACGGCATGCAGATCGTGTCGCTGAGTGGTGGCACGCTGGTGGTACCAACCGAAGGTTGGACGGCAATCGACGTGTTGCTCCAGCTCAACCGCGCAAGTGGTCAGGGTCAGCTGCCGTTGGTCTTCGACAACACGAAGCAGTACAAGATCACAGTGACGGAGGTGTGAACATGGCGGACACGAAGAAGTACCAGGTGCTGCACCGAGCGATCTACGTTCAGCGCTCCGACGGTAAGATGGGTGCGGAAGAGTACCTGTTCGGTTCCGAGGTCGAACTCGGCGAGGCCCAGGCGAAGCACTACCTGGACATCGGTGCGATCGGTGAGCCGGGTTCCGCGGTGCAGGGCAGTGCTTCGGACGAGCAGGACGCGAAGGTTGCGGAGCTGGAACAGCCGCTGGCAGACGCGCAGAAGCAGCTGGCCGATGCGCAGAAGACTCCGCCGACGCCGCCAGCGAAGAAGTAGTCCCATGGCGGAGTACACGACACCGAATAGCTTGCGGAACCTCCTTGCGAGGGACCAGACGCAGGTGTCTCGTACTGCCGCAATCATGGACGACCCGCAACTGGTCAAGGCAATCTCTCAAGCGTCTGACGTGATTGACGGGTACCTCGTATCCCGTTACACGGTGCCGTTCACTGACCCCTACCCGACACTCATCGTCACGCTGACGGAGGCTATCGCCGCGTACTTTGCGGACCTCACCTTCCGCCAGGGTGTAGACTACGACAGCAACCTCGACCCCGTGTACCTTCGGTGCCAGTGGGCGAAAGAAACGCTGACGGACATCCACGATGGGAAGGTCGACATCCCGGGGTTGCCGGACGGTGGCGGAGGCGGTGTCGTTGTTGGTGGTGCGACCATCATCAACGGGTACCAGGGTAGGTTGTTCTGGCCGACAGACTTCGACCTGATTCCGGACTGGCAGTCCCCAGGTCGTTGGAACCCAGCGATTGGGTGGTTCTGATGGCGGGCCGTTTCGTGACAGAAGGTGTCGCGAGAGTGCGTGCACTTGTAGGGCGCGGGATCCTGCGTGGTCGGGTGGTCGTCGATCAGCCGTACGCGCAGGACCAGCACGAATCCGTGTGGTACCGGCATCCGCGGGGTGGACAGGCGAAGTACCTGGAGACCCCGCTGCTCGCTCAAGCCACTGGGTACACGCAGCACCTTGCAGAGCACGTCTTGAGTGGTGGACTGGTGAACGCGATGCAGGACAACGTTGAGGACCTGGCTGGGAACCAGCTGAGTCGTCATGCGCCTGTGGACACCGGAAAGTTGCGAGAGTCGGGGCATCCGATAGTTGAGGATGGCGGACAGACGGTCTTCGATCGACCACCTGTGCAAGCGCGGGAACGAGGCTGACGTGACGTTCGACGTGGAGACGTTCAAGGACTGGCTCAAGGACCAGACCGGGATCGATGGTGAACTGGGTCCCAACCCGATGCCGGACATGCCAGACAGGTTCTTCCTCGTAACACTACTTCCCGGAGCAGGACTGGCACTCGACGATCAGTTCGATCGTCCGTCGTTCCAAGTTGCGGTACGCGGGGATCAGTTCGCGGAGTTCACGCCGAACCGTGACGCACAGGCAATCGACCGGTTGCTGGTGAAGGAGCTCGATTACCCGCACACGTTGTGGGGGACCTACGTGGCTACTTGCACTCGCACAGGAGGAGGACCGTCGCCGCTGCAGAGCTACGACAAAGGTCGCCGGGTTACCTACACGTGTACGTATTGGGTCCTGTGTGACCTGTGACTACTGTGTCGCCCGAGTGACGATCCAGCCGTAAAACCGGAATGAGAGAGGTAAAGATGGCAACATCGAAGCCTACTTCGCCGGCTGCCGAAGAGAAGGCCGAAGCACCGGCGGAGCCTGCGAAGGCAACCGTCCAGCTGCGCACCTTCGGGATGGTGGACCGGTTCGAGGACGGCGACATCGTGGTCGACCGCGAGCAGGGGGAACTCCCCGCGAGCGACGTCGATGCGTTCATCCGCAAGGCGGGCATGCTGGGCGTGCACGTCATGGTGAAGGAGGACTGACATGGCGGCTGTTGCCCCCACGTACGACCGCACGAACGTGCTCGTCGGACAGGCACGCGTCTTCGTGGCTCCGTACAACCCGGTGGTGCCTGTCACCTTGCCGGCGGAAACGGTGGCTCTCGGTGGCACGTGGCCTGCGCCGTGGGTTCCGATCGGTGCGACTGAAGCCGGTGTCTCGCTGCTGTTCAAGCGGGAGACCGAAGACGTCATGATCGAGGAGCAGTTGACTCCGATCGTGACCAACACGAAGAGCGTGGACCTTCGGGTCAACACCACGCTGTCCGAGGACACGCTGCAGACGATGAAGTTGGCCTTCGGCGGTGGCACGATCACCGTCACTGCTGCCAGCTCTGGCGTGATCGGCAAGGAGACGCTGGTCATCTCTTCGGACCTGGACCAGTTGGTTGTCGGCATGGAGGGTGTGAACAAGTACGGCTTCTACCGACGCGTGCTGATCCCGCTGATCACGTCCGCTGCGGATGTCGAAGCGGTCTACCGTCGCTCTGCGGACGCCCGTCGCTACAAGACCTCACTGGTGGCGCTGTGCGCTCCCGAAGAGGTCGTCATCGTCAACAAGACCGCGAACGCACTGCCGTAAGGAGGTAACCCATGACCGGATTCGACGCGGGTGAAGTCGTTGCTCCACTGGACTACGACTTCACCACGATCAAGCAGCTCCGCTCGGAAACGCGGGAGAAGCTGCAGAACGCGAAGGGCACCATCCCGGAGCCGTCGGACAAGCAGATCCAGAGTCTGATCAGGGCGCAACGCAAGGCCCTGACGGACGCAGGGATCAACCTGGACGAGTTGGACCCCGAGGATGCCACCACGCTGATCAAGGTGGCCTCCAAGCTGACGGAGGAGCAGCAGTCGGAGGTCTCGCAGCGTGTGCTGCAGGCCGTGGTGTCCGTCTGTGACGGTTCACCGACCGAAGAGGAGATCACCGCACTGCCGCAGCGGGTCCAGAACGCGTTCATCGCCTGGCTGATGAAGTCGTTGACTGACCCGGAATCCGCGGCCGGCGCTACGAAGCCCTCACTGGCGGTCGTGCGCGCCGGCTAACGTACTACATGGCGCGTAGGCACTTAGGGATGTCCGTGATGCAGTGGGACTCCTTGGTGTGGTACGAGCAGCTTCTCTTGATGGATGGACTCCTGACGGAGTTCAGCAAGGGAGAGGAACAGTACGATTCCGGGCCTGCACCTGTGCGAAGCACCGGTGAGCTCTGGGATGACCCAGACGACGATCCGGAGGATGCGGATATGCTCGGAGAGTTCGGGATCCAGGTGAGAGAGGCGGGGTGACGTGGCGTTTGATGCCGGAGCGATTGAATCACAGCTGACGCTGGATCGCACAGCCTTCAACGTCGGCCTGGATGCCGCACTTGCGGATGCAGCTGCATTCGAGTCACTTCGCCCGAAGATGACGATCGACCTCGACGTGGACGAGGGCAACCTCGCTGCTGCGGAGGCGTTGATCTCGGAGTTGGACGGTCGCAAGGCTACCGTCAACATCGACGCGGACATGAACACCGGCGGTGCGGAAGCGCACATGGACGAGTTCATCGCCCGCGAGAGTGCTCGCAAGATCGACGTTGACGTGGATGTCAATTCCGCGGGTGCTGCGTTGGGTCTCGGCGCACTCGATAGTGCTGCGGGTAGTGCCGGTGGTGGCATGGGTCGGTTGCTGCCCATCATCGGTGCTGTCGCAGTTGCGGTAACTGCGCTGCCTGCTGCAGTGTTTGCCGGTGCGGGTGCACTAGGCGCACTCGGTGGCGCAGCGTATGGAGTGGTGGGTGCGCTGCAGGCGTATTCTGCACAGCAGAAGTCTGCAGCGTCTTCCTCAACGCAAGGTGCCGCAACTGCGCTCTCGAACGCAGTTGCACTCCGGAACGCACAGAACGCGATCTCAGACGCGCAGACTTCGGCTGCACGATCCGCAGCTGACAGCGCTCAGAAGATCCAGGACGCGGAACAGGCTCTCAACAATGCGCTTGCGCAGGAACAGACAGCCCAACAGAACGTTGCGACTGCTCGACGAGCTGCTCAGGCAGAGCTCTCCTCTCTCGCAGACCAGACGCGAGACGCAGCCCTCACGATGGAGGGTGCTCAGCTCTCGGTTGAGAAGGCGCAGAACGCGCTAACCGCTGCGATGATCAATGCGAACCCGGCGTCGTTGCAGGTTCGTGATGCGCAGTACCAGTTGGCGCTCGCTCAGCAGCGTGCGAAGGAAGCAACGCAGGCCAACGCACAGACGCAGGAGGATGCGAACGCGAAGCTCGCAGCCGGGGTTGAGGGTTCTTCTCAGGTTGTCGCTGCGAAGAACCAGGAGGCTGCAGCCAGCCAGCGGGTGCAAGACGCACAGGAGAGCTTAGCGAAGGCTCAGGAGCAGTCTCTCCGATCGCAGGAGGACTCCAGTCTGAGGTTGCAGCGTGCGATCCAAGCTCTCGCTGACACGCAGGCACAGCAGGCAGCCAGTGCGACATCCGCAGCTGCGAAGAACAACCAGTTCGCGGACGCGATGGCGAAGCTGTCACCGACTGCGCAGGAGTTCGTCCGACAGCTGATCGCGATGAAACCGCTGTTCACGGACTTCACGCACTCGGTGCAGGAAGCGACACTGCCCGGGTTCATCGACATGCTCCACGGGATCGGTTCCGCTGCGCCGGCGATCACAGCTGGCATGATCCCTGCCGGACAGGCCATCTCGAGCATCGCGACGAGCTTCGGGACGCTGATGGCGAACCCGGCATTCCAGGGTCAGCTGACCGCCGCGTTGCAGAACTCCGTGCCGATCATCACGTCTCTGGGGAACGGGTTCGTAGGACTGTTCCAGAGCATGACGCAGTTCGCTGCAGCTACACCTGCACTGACTGCGGGCTTGGGTGGCGGACTCACCGCAGTGTTCCAAGGGCTACAGCAGTTCTTCACGGTGCTGATCCCCTACGGTCCAGCACTCGGTGCACTGTTCCAAGGCATCGGTGGTGTGGTGCAGGCAATCCTGCCGATCATCGGACAGCTAGTGGGGTTGTTCGCTACCGCACTTGGACCGGCACTCAACGCGCTTGCTCCGGTGATTGCACAGGTGGGTCAGGTCCTGGCTAGTTCGCTGTCGCCGATCATCGCAGCGTTGGCTCCGATCCTGGTGCAGCTCGCACCGATCTTGGGTCAGATCGCTACGCTGTTCATCCAACTGGCTGCACCCATCATCAGCGCGGTCATGCCAGTGATCCAGGCGCTGCTACCGGTGCTAGGAACGGTCACGACAGCACTGCAACCGTTGATCCCGATTGTGACACAGCTCGCGAACATGATCAGCGCTGCACTGGTGCAGTCGATCAACGCACTGGCTCCAGTCCTGCCACCGTTGATCGCTCTCGGTGTGCAGCTGCTGCAAGCACTCATGCCGCTGGTGCCACCGATCCTGCAGCTAGCGACGAACCTGTTCCCGATCCTCGCACAGATCCTCACGGGTGCGTTGATCCCGGTGCTCTCGTCGCTCATCGGTGCACTCGCTCCGATCCTGCCTGTCATCGGGCAACTGATCAACGCGTTGTCCGCAGTGTTGATGCCAGTCATCCAGGCACTCGCACCGTTGATCAGTTCCGTGTTCGGTGCGCTGATGCCGATCATCCAGCCGGTCATCAACATCATCGTGAGCCTGCTGAACATCGTGATCGGCATCATCACTGGTGACTGGACGAAGGCGTGGAACGGTATCAAGGGTGTCGTCGGTGGGATCATTGACTTCATCAAGGGCGTGCCGAAGGCGATCTACGACACGGTTATGGCCGGGCTACAGTTCATCCTCAACATCGGCCGGGACATCATCGGCGGGATCGTGCGCGGGTTGGAGAATGCCGTCGGTGCGATCTGGGACTGGTTGAGCGGGATGCTAGACCGGTTCTGGAAGGGCATTAAGAACTTCTTCGGGTTCGGCTCTCCCTCGAGGCTGATGGCACAAGCTGGCCAGTGGATCGGTCAGGGGTTGGTGCGCGGGTTGGTCGATGCCACTCCCGCGATCATGGCAGCAGCAGACAACGCATCGCAGGCTGCGGTGATCACGCCAACGTACGGAGCGCTGACTGGGTCGCCACAGATCCCGAACGCCTTCCAGACACCTGGCGGATCACAGGTTGGGATCGGACCGAACGGCCTCCCTGTGCAACCAGGTACACCGACGATCGGCGGAGTGCCGGTACCGGACTTCGTGGACGCACTCGCGACTGCGACAGCCAAGGCAATCGACGGGTCGAACCTCAACTTCGACTCGCAGGGTAACGCTCAGCTCGTCTCCACGACGCTGACGCAGAACGCAGTGGGGAGGTGACACGTGACCGTTAACCGCTACCGGTACTACCTCGGACCGGCTGGGTACCTGACTGCGCTACCTCCACACGAACGGAGCTCGCAGAAGACGTTGGACGTCATGCCCATCGGAGCGCTTCAGCAGAGTCTGTCGGGACGCACGACCTACGACATCCGCAACTACAAGAAGACGTGGGCACTCGAGTGGACGTTCCGTAAGAGCGATGAGTACGTGATGCTGGAGAGCATGTTCCATGGTCTCTCCGGTCAGCCAGTGCGGTTCATGGACGGACGCCGCCGCAACCTGTTCCCGATGAACATCGCAGCCGGTGGGTCCGCAGTGCTCGACACCGACGGTTGGAGCTTGACGTCCGGCATCGGTACGATGGCGTTCTCCACAACGCTAGCTCTCCCGACGGAGCTCGCTGGGAAGATCGCTGGTGGGATCGCGTGTGCAACGTTAGCCCAGAACAACACGCTGCAGGCCGTGTACGAGACCATCCCACTGCTGCAGGGGAGCTCGTACCGGTTCAGTGGGTACATCGCTGGTACCGGGACCGTACAGGCGTTCGCACAGCGGCTGAGTGCTACCGGTGCAGTGCTCGGGACGACGGACTTCGGATCCGCGATCACGCTCACGGGGAGTTACGTGCCCTTCGAGAAGGTGTTCGCTCCGGTATCAGGAGACGCTGCTGCGTGGCTGGGGTTCCGTGTGACCTCAACCGGCACGTCCGCGATCACCACAACCGGCTGGATGACGCAGCTCGATGAGGCGAAGAAGGGTTGGCTGCCTGGCGCAGGCTGCCCGGAGGTGCTGGTGACGAAGTTCCAGCGCAAGTACTACGACCTTCCGTACATCCATGCGACCGCAACTATCCAGGAGGCCTAGTGCAGTTCCCAACCGACACAGACCTTGCTGCGGCGCAGCAGGCAACCGTACGGCGCATCAACGGCAAGCTGGAGTTCGACTGGAACCGCAACGGTCTGTACGACCATGCCTACAGCGACCTGTCGTTGCTGGCTGTGAGTGTGACGCTCGATGACTCCAAGCTGAACAGTCAGCTGCCAGCGGAGATCCAGTCCATCACCGGGTACAGCTCTGCGGAGTTGCGTGTTACGCTCTTCGGGAAGAGGCAGTTTCCGGAGCTAGGTGCCTCCGCGCTGTTCATGCCGATCAAAACGACGGACCCACTCTACGCGCTGACGCTGGATGGCACACCTGTGCGATACAGCAGGTACGTGCGCACTACCGGCGGACGGAAGACGCTGCGGCAGTTCACTGGGTTCCTTCGGAGCTGGAACATCAACCGCAAGACTAGCAACGTCCAGCTGGTGTGCTCGGACATCTCGGACGTGCAGGCAAACATCGTGACGTTGCCGCACATCGCGGTCACGCAGAACGTGTACTCGTCCGTGACGGATCCATCTCCGTTTGCACGCCCGTGGGAGTCCACTTGGGTGTACGAGGAGATCCTCCGGCAGGCAGGACGTCCGACAGGACCTCCGACGAGGTCCGATGCAGCGTGGTACATGAGCTGCAACGGGTCCATGATCCCGTCGGTAGGCTCGTACTGGTCGTTGTCCCCAACGAACGGTCTGCACGGGATCTGGCTTGGTGCAGCTGATCCCTGGCAGGATGGCAAGTATGGCATCTGTCCGGTGCCGGTACCAGACCCGATTGCCACATCGCAGAGTGCGTTCTTCGCTGGTGGAACGACCTCGAAGCGAGTTGTCATGTCATCGCCGGACAACGACTCACTTCCGGACTCGTTCGCGTTTGGGATGTGGCACTTGTCGGATGGAACCGCGACGATCCCACCGTTCAGTGGGCTACCTGTACGCGTGGTGTTCCTCCAGATGCTGATGGAGGCACAGTCCGGGCAGATGTCGTTCAAGGTCTTGAAGAACGGGCAGCTGCAGTGGACGATGAACGATGCGGCATATGGCAACTCTGGTGGTGCGTCAGGAGAGTACTGGCAGCAGGACTTCGTTGCTCAGACCGCAGGGTGGCACTACCACTGGTTCGAGATCCGCTTCGGTCCTGTAGGGCCACTCACGACGGTGTACCGAGTCGATGGTGTAGTCCAGTCTGTGCAGAGCCAGTCCTTTGCTGCAGGTCCGTACCGGTACATTGTACCAGATGCGCAGCTCGAGAACAACATCAACCTCGTGCAGGTGCTGATCGCCAATCCCTGCCAGCACATTCAGCTGGTCTACAACTCAGCCGCGACGGGTTCTGCATATGTGGCGGGACAGCAGGATCCGCCATTGCGTGATGGCCGACCGCTGGCGTACGTGTCGCGGTCGAGGAACTACCTCAACTGGATGCCGGACGTGTATCAGCAGAAGGCGTGGGACGCACTCACTGCGGTGTCTGCTGGAGAGCTTGGAGCGGTGTACACGGACGTGTGGGGCGGGATCCACTGCGTGCCACACACGGAACTGCAGCAGGACGTGAACACCGGGTTCGCTGGTGCGATCACGATCACGGAAGACCAACTGCAGGACTATACGATGTCCCCGTCACTCGACGCACGACGGAACAGCATCACGATCTCTGCGAAGCAGCGGAACGTGGTCAGCGACATTGTCTACGCACCGAGTGACTCGAAGCAGTTCCATACGCTTACCAACACCACGACGGAGAACTTCATCTCCCTCGATGAGGTCATCTCCGTCGACACGAACAGGATCGGCCTGGCGCAGATCATCAGCGCGACGAAGCCACTGACGCCGTACGACAAGTTCACGACGGTCTCTTCCGCGATCCTGGACCAGGACTTCACGACGGATGCGACTGTAGCACATACCGGATGGTACTGGGAGTGTGCGTTGTCGAAGGACCAGCGAACGCTATCGATCTACCGCGACGGTGGGAACTTCGCACCTGGTGGTAACACCGGTGTGTACATCGGGTCGTACCTTGGTGGCAACGACGTATCGATGCAGATCGCGGGCACGAAGTACTCAGACCCGATCGTCACGCAGTCGACCCTCATCAACCAGTCGTCCATCAACCGGAACGGCCGGCGGGTGTTGATCCTTGACGACAACGACTGGCGTCAGGACGTTAACTCCACGCTGGTGATTGCCGGTGCACTGCTGTCGGACACTGCCACACCGAAGCCGATCATTGACGGTATCGTGATGCGTGCAAACCCGCAGATGGAGAAGCGGGACATCTACAAGGTGCAGATCGAAGGTATCGCGAACTTTCAGCTGTACGTTCAAGTGCTCGGTGTGACTCGGTCGGATACGTTGACGGAATCGACGGACAAACCGGTCTTCGGAGTCGTCGTGATCCCCGGTGGTGCTGTCTGGGACGATCCAGCCTCTGGCTGGGACGTCGGAAGTTGGAGTGACTGATGGCGTACTCAACGATCCCGCAGTCGTACATCGATGGTGTTCCCATCCCACGAGACTTCGGGCAGAAGACCAAGGACAACTTCGACAACTTGTCCTCGCGCATTGTGACGTTGGAAGCGCAGATGGTTACGGCCAACGCTGCGTTGAACAAGGTCACTGAGGTCCGGTATGAGCACAACACGGGAACTGCCGCACAGACCGCGGCTGCAACGAGCAACACGACGGTGCAGTTCCCGCAGGTGATCCGGTCCAACGGAAACGTTGTTGCAAGTGGCAGTGGTAACAACGCGTTCCTGCTTGGTGCCGGATACTGGACCGTGTCTGTCTCACTGCGGTGCTCGACCAACGTTAGCGGTGTAGGTGAGCTCTCGATTGCGGTCAATGGCAGTGGCGCGTGGGGTACCGCGGATGTCGTAGGTTGCGCTGGATCCGGAAGTGGTTGCTTCGGGCTTACGGTGCCGGTCTTCATCACTACTGGTGGAGCAGCGTACGTGTCGGTCAACCTCTGGAACGGGTCCGCATCGTCTACAACTATCCAGGGTATTGGCTCTGCACTGCCGCACGCGACGTCCATCGACATCATGCGACAGGGGAGCTTCTAAATGCACAACACACGACGAAGACGCGGTCCGCCCAGGACTGACGCGGGATTGACTAACCACGGAGGTTCTCGAACTGGAGGGCAAATGAGTACATCGGATTGGACTGCGATCCTCAGCGTTGCGGTTGCGTTGCTGGCGATCGTGATCCCCCTCCTGTTGCGGCGCAGCGACCAGCAGCGCGTACAGATCGAGAAGCTGACGACCGAGAACCAACGTCTCCGGGACGCGAACGTCGATCTCAAAATCGCCAACGCGAGCCTTGCGAGGGTCGGAAACGTGTTGGACAGAACATTCGCAGCGCTGCCAGCACCCGACACCCATGAAGGGAGTACCACATGAATCTGCTGGACAGGATTCGTGAGTGGTGGCACCTAGACACGACCGAGCTGGATTCCCGGATCCAGAGTGCGGAAGAGCAACGGTCGGATGCTGCGGACATCCGGTCTCGCGCAGAGGAGCTGCAACGCTCGCTCAACTCGCACGAACGGGAAAACCACCTTGCGCAGCGGTTCGCTGCTGCGATGGCGGAATCGGAAAGAAGAAGGAGGCACGCGTGAACTGGTTCGTGGTCGTCAACCTGATCCTGCTCGTCATCGGTGCGGTCGCGGGCTGGGGATTCATCATCGCCTACACTCTCCGGTACAACTGGTGGACGACTGATCTGGGTGCACACCTGATCTCGTTCAGTGGTGTGGCAACGCTGTTCTACACGCTGTACCTAGTGCGCACGCTGCAGGACGCTGACAGTGCACCTGGCACAACCCAGTCGGCATTCAACTTGATCCGCCTGCTGCTGTTCGCCCTTCTCACAGTCGTGATGGTGTGGCGCTTCGTTCTCATGGTCCGGCTACCCAGACGACCGACTGGCCCACCTGTGCAACCGGTCAAGGGTCCAACCGGTCTAAACGAGGGGAATGACCCGCCTGCATAAATCTGCCAGTAGCTAGCAATCCCTTGCTTAGCTAAGGGCTAGCGTGTGGTAACCCGTGTGCAAACCGAGTATCAGTTAGGAGGTAAACCGGTGCCGTTCGGAATCGATGTGTACTACAAGAACCAGACTGTCACTGACCCGCTGCGTGCGAAAGAGCAAGGCAACGTCCAGTTCGCCATCGTCAAGACGATGGACGGAAACGACGGTGTGGTGGACGTCAAGCAAGCGCTCGCACAGGCGGAGAAGCTACAGAACGCGGGCATCCAGGTTGGTCCGTACCACTTCGCACAACCGGACATGAGCGCAACTGAGCAGGCTACGCGGTGGTACAACCAGGTCATCAAGCCGTTTGACTGGGACCTGTGCCCGTGGTTGGACCTGGAGCAAAGCGCTTCCGGCGTCAACTACAACACGTGGGGTCGGTCGTTCATCGCACAGATGCGACAGCTGTCTCAGCGGACCCGACAGGGTCTGTACAGCAGTAAGTCGTGGTTCACTGGCGGACAGCTCAATGAAGCGATGTTCGATGAGAACGTCCCGTTGTGGGTTGCGAGGTACTACCGCAACGTGGCGGACTTCTCAACGCTGAGTTGGACGGACGCACAACTGTCCATCTACCAGTACTGGGACAAGGGCAGCGTCCCAGGTATCATCGCACAGGGTGTGGACCTGAACACGATGCTGTTGCCGCTCTCCGCGGTCTCGGCTGAGATGGCTGGTGGAGGTGGGTCTGGACCTGCGGAAGTCAAGTCGAGCTCGATGCTGATGGAGGAACACGACATGAACCTGGAACCGTGCAGTCTCGTCGATGACGGCACCGGCAAGCTGGTCCCGCGGGACCGCTGCGTCACGATGGTGGTACCGAAGGACGCAACGGACCTGATCCTCTCACTCGGGTGGGTGGGTATGACCGTGAAGAAGATCGCGTTCTACGGACCCACGCCAGGTACGGGGCTGAACACGCTGTGGATGACCGGTGGTGCACAGGGCATCGCAGCAGGTCGGTCCTGGCGAGTGATGGACGGTGCGCAGTCCGCGTTGGCTGTCGCGCGCAGCAAAGGTGAAGTGCTGACCTGCGAGATCACGTACAACCTGGCGCCCGCGGATGTGTCCAAGCCGGACACTGACGCGGTTGCGGGCTTCCGGTAAGGAGGAGACATGGGTAACGGCATCTTCAATGTCGCTAAGGGTCGTATTGCGACCTACGCGGCTGCACCCGGTCCTGCGACGCTGGTCGTGGTCCTGTTCAAGGGCACGATTGTCGCGGACACGGTCATGCGGGATTACACCACGCTGGCGCTAGCCATCGCTGGTAACGCTGAAGCGGACTTCACGAACTACGCACGGAAGACGCTCGCGGGTAGTGCTGCGAACGTCGACCAGGCGAACGACTGGGTCGACATCACGGGAACCAACTTCACGTACACGGCAGCGGGTAACTCCGGAACCACCGCAGGTACCGGAACAGGCAACAACGTGATCGGCAAGTTGCTCGTGTGCTACAACAGTACCGGCTCTGCAGCAGACTCCGCAATCGTCCCGATGTCGTTCCACGACTGCGTGTTCTCGACGGACGGAACGGACCAGGCTATCACGATTCCGTCGCCAGGCTACGCCAGGGCTGCGTGACGCGTGTCCGGGAAGGCTACCGCGGCGACAGACCGCGTTAGCATCGCGAGCGCTCCCGCCGCTGGACCCGTAACTGTGTGCGCGTGGATTCGGTTGACTAGCACGACTAACGCAACCAACACGATCATGCGGTTCGATGCCAGCGGTGGGACAGCGCTGATCGCAGCGTTGCGGTCGCTCGTACCCGGCTTCTACTCCGCGGCATCAACCACTGGTGTTGTAGGTACCGCAACGACGACAGGTACGTGGTTGTTCGTCTGTGGCACGCGTGATGCCGCAAACGCTGGTCAGCTACTCCAGGGTGCGACTCCGGGAACGCAGTCCAAGACAACCGCGACGGTCAGCAGTAGCGGCACACCAGGTAGCGTCAACGTGTTCGGTCGGTCGACGAGTGACGCAACGGACTGGTTCGTCGGATCGATTGCGTACATGCGGGTCTGGACAGCGATCCTCTCCGATGCGGAGATCGCGGCTGAGAGCCTGATGGTCCCCAGCGTCTCGACACCTGCAGCACGCACCACGAACCTGTGGGCTAGCTGGCCGTTCGCTGCAGCAGCACTGACTGACGTGTCCGGCAACAGCCGCAACCTCACTGCGGGTACTACACCGCTGACTGCGGACACGGATCCACCACTCGGACACTCGACGGCGCTGGGTCGTGCGAGTGAGACCGATACAGCGAGTGCGCTGACACGCGCGAAGAGCAAGGCGATTGTACGTGCGAGTGAGACGGATACTGCGTCCGCACTGACGCGGACGAAGAACGTCACGCTCGGGAGAGCGATCGAGACGGATACCGCAGCAGCCGTCACTCGGTCGAAGTCTCGAGCACTGGTGCGCGCGAGTGAGACCGACACAGCCGCAGCTCTCACGCGCGCGAAGGTGGTTGGTCTCGGACGAGCTGCGGAGACGGACACGGGTACCATCCTCACCCGGTCGAAGTCCGTTGCGTTGGGTCGTCCAACCGAGACCGATACCGCACAGGGCGTGACCCGGACCAAGTCAACTGCGTTGGTGCGTGCGACCGAGACTGACACCTCGGGTACACTCACGCGCAGCAAGCAGGCGCAGCTGGGTCGTAGTGCGGAGACTGACACCGCAGGTCAGTTGGGTCTCGGTACCGCGATCGTGCTCGGAAGGGCCGTGGAAACCGATACGGCTACCACGCTCAGTCGAAGCAAGCGAGTAGCGCTGAATCGGGCCAGTACTCTTAGTACGGCCGGGACGCTTTCTCGCGGTAAATCGGTAACTATCGGGAGGTCTTCGGAGACAGATACCGGGAGACCGGTGTCGCTCACGAAGAGCGAGATCGTGTTGGGTCGTGCACTGGAGACGGACACGGCGCTCCCTGTGCAGACGGGGCAACACGTTGACATGGACCTTCAGACGGGTCCAGTAGAGGAGTCTTGGTTGTCTGGGGAGATCCACACGGGCTGGCATACCGGTGCTGGCACCACGCAGTGGGCGAGCGGAGGTGTATGGGTGTGAGGGACATACTGGCGAACACGTACCTGGACCGTACCTCGAAGGAGTACGTCCACGTGCCGGTGTTCGGGACTGACGACCCCTCGACGTACCCTGTCGAGATGTCGTTCCCGTTAGAGACCGATCGGCCGAGTGACTGGCTTGCGGCGGAGTGGATCGAGATCGCGGGGGTATTGAACGTTCGGGTGCTGGTTGGCCCGGGCTCTCCAAACGTCCTCCCAGCAGGGAGGTACTCGGTGTACTGGCGGTTCACTGGACCGACCGAGACACCGGTCAAGCAAGCAACGAACCGCTTGGTCATCACCTAGGAGGCAACATGAAGGTATTCGGGAGAGAGCCCGCTACGTGGATCGCACTGTTCGCGAGTCTGCTCGAGCTGCTGTCGGGCTACTTCATCCACTGGAGTGCCGGCACGCAGGGCATCGTCATCGCGGTCATCACTGCGGCGTTCGGTCTGTGGACGGCGTTCCACCTGCCGGACTGGCGCGACAAGGTCCTGCCGGCGATCCTCGGTTTCGCGCAGGCCATCTTCGCGCTGTTCCTGGCATTCGGCGCTGACGTGCCTGCGAGCGTACAGGGTCAGTGGATGGCCGTCATCACGGTCGTGGTCGGTCTGTTCGTGCGTACGCAGGTGACGGCACCGGTACAGGACCCGAAGGCGGTTGCACCGGTACCGCCTGCTGCCTAAGCTGCAACTGGCTCGACGTACGGTTGCACGTCCCCGAGCGTGGGACCGTACTCCACATCGACGAACAGCTTGATGTGAGTCTCGTACGGCGGTGTGGTCATCTCCTCCTTGATGACCGCAATCGCCTCATGCAGTCGGTCCTCCGGCACCTCGAAGACCAACGAGTCGTGCACCGTGAACAGCACGTCTCCGAGGCCCGCAGCAGGGAGACGCTTGTTCAAGCGGATCAGTGCGCTGAGACAGGTGTCGGAGGCAAGGCTCTGAATCGGGAAGTTGACTGCCTGGTTCTTGATGTGGTTGACCTTGTCCGGCGTGATCAACCGCCATCGACGCACACGACCGAGCGGTGTCCGTAGCTCACCGACCGTGAGTGCATCTCGCTGCCACTGGTTGTACACCTCTTGGTACTTCGGGTATAGTGCCCAGAAGCGGTCGATGTACTGCTGCGCTAACTGCTCACTGCCACCGGTCAGAGCCTTCAGCTCTCCCTGTGCGAGTGAGTACGCCTGTCGGCCGTAGGCGATCCCGAAGGTCACGAACTTGCTGTTGAAGCGCAGGTCGCCTGCTTCCTGCTTGTTCGCAGGGTCGGTCATCCACGCGTACGACTTGTTAAACACCGCCGCAGCTGTCGCTGTGTGGAAGTCCTGCTCCGTCAGTGCACGTCCGAGGTTCTCGTCCCCGCTGTAGTGCCAGGCGATGAACAGCTCGAGGTTCTTGTAGTCGACGTCGACGATAACGTGCCCGGGTCGCGCCTTGAACATCCGGCGAACCATCTTCGCCATCTTCGGGTTGACGCCCCACTTAGGTAGCGTCTGCAGTGGTGGGTTCCGGATCGACAGTCGTCCGGTGATCGTTCCGAACAGCAGGAAGTCCGGATGCACGCGACCGTCGGGACCTACATCGTCACCGATCCCGCGGATGTAGTTGCGCAGCAGGTGATCCCGCTCGCGGATGTTCCGCAGCAGCTTCGTGAAGTCTGACGTCTCGTTGTATGCGAGGAACACCTCTTCCGTTGACCGCTTCCGCTCCGGGTGCTTCATCTTCAGGATGTCGAACGCGAGATGCTGCAGCTGCTTCGAACTACGGACGTTCAACCGCTCGTCTGGTACCAGCTTGAACCGACGCTTCATGCAGCCGGTGCAACTCGGGTCGTGACTGAAGCGAGTCTCGAACTCCTTCCGCCACAGCTTACGGTCCTTCTCGACGAAGTCGACGTCGTTAGAGCACACTGGGCAAGGGATCTCCTTGACCTGCGCACCGACGAACGACTGCTCCAGTGGGAACCCCTTCGACGCAGCCCAGTCCTGCATCGTGCGTTCGGCTTCCTCGATGATCGGAAGCCACTCGTCCTCGAGCTTGGCCGCGTACTCCATGTCGATGCCAGAGCCACGGAACTCGAGGTCCGCGAACGCGTCCGTCGCATCCGTCAACAGGCCTTTGCACAGGGGCATCGTGCCTTCCGCTTCGACCAGGGGCGGTAGGAGGTCGCAGAGGTGGAAGGTGTAGTACACGTCCTGGCAGCCGTACTTGGCAAGGTCCCGCCAGTGACCTTCATGCTGTGGACCCTTCGTCCAGCTGTAGTCACCGAGGTCCTCGTAGTACCCAGCGTTTAGGTACGTGCGCGAGAGGACCTTCAGGCCAACCTGCTCACCGCGTTCCGTGAGACCGAGACCGAGCACCATCGAGTCTCGTACGATCTTCGGACTGCGGAACCGACCCGCTCGGATCACCTGTCGGTCGTACGCACTATTGTGCATCCGCCAGATGACGCCGTTCTTGTCGAACAGCTTCTGGAGCGCTTCGCGGAACGGGCGGAGGTGCAGCATCGCTGGCATGTTGAAGGCCCACGCCTGGTCTCCACCAGCGTAGAACTGCGACATGATCCACTCGTCGTCCAGTGGTCGCGGTCCGGTGCTGTACTTGGTCTTCGACTCCGTGTCGAACGCGATCTTCGTCGCACTCGCGTACAGGTGGTTGAGGACCTTGATCGCTTCCGCCGGGTCGTCAACGTAGTGCCAGTCCAGCTTGAAGTTTCGGTCCGGGAACGGGATCTCACCGCGCGTGAGCTGCAGTGCACGCTTCGTGGTGTCGTAGATGTCGTCGAAGTAGCCCGTGTTGCCGTGGAGCACCGCAGCGGGGTGGTAGGTCGCGATGACCCACGTTCCCAGCTCCTCGTTCCACCGCATGGCACCCTGCGTCTTCGTGATTCCGTCTGTGGTGTTCAGCAGGACCTGTGACGCGGTACCACCGACTGCGAGGACCACCTTCGGCTTGCGTGCCTTGACCTCGTCAACCAGACGGTCGTGACAGGCTGCGAGTGCCGCTTTCGATGGTGGTGTGTCCTTGCCGTCCTTGTCGACGGGCGGTCGACACATCGTGGCGTTGGTGACGTAGGTCCAAGCTCGACTGCCACCCAGATCAGCCAGAGTCGCGTCCAGCAACTTGCCCGACGGCCCAGTGAACGGAGTACCCGCCTGGATCTCCTGTCTGCCCGGTGCTTCCCCCACGATAACGAGGTCTGCCTGATCTGGACCAACGCCCTTGCAGGCTGGCCCGGAGAGTGGACACCCATCACAGCTCACTTGCTCTCCTTCTTGAACAGCGGGTTGACGGCGAACGGCATCTCCGGTCGTGACGCAGGACCTGCCATCGTCTGCGGTGCCGGGTCGGGGTTCACCACAACGACGTTCGGGTACACCTTCTCGAAGCCTTGCAGAAGCCTCTCCGCAGCATTCCTCCGCATGACCTTCTCCTTCCCGAAGTACTCCGCGACGAGCTTGTGGAGCAGATCATCTCCCGGGCATTCGCACCAGGTGTAACACCAGGCCCGAACTGGTTCGCCGTTGTCCGCAGTTTCGTACGCGTGCTCGGACACCATGTGGATGCAGTCACCGCACTGAAGGTCTACCGGTTTCTGGTCTGCATTATCATGCTGACCCGGTACCGATCCTGACGTAGACGACGAATTAGCCGGTGTTTCTCGGGCTGTTTCTGCCAGATACATCGCGTAAGTCAAGACCGCATAGACTGCGAGGTCTTTGTACGTGTCCTCCACCGTTTCGTTCTGCGGTGCACGACCATTGTACCGCAACGCCTTCAGTCGCTCCAGCTTCTGGACCATGTTGAACTCCGCAGCCTCGTACGTGGCGAGGTTGAACTGCTCACCGGTACGCCGGAAGTTCGAGAACGGGTCGTGGTCGAGCTGGTAGTCGTCACCCTTCTGCTGCTGCGTCGTAGCGATACGGTTCATCGCCTCATGGAACCAGTCGGTCATGCCTGCTCCTGTGCGGTAGGGGTGTTGACGCCAAACGGCCACTCCGGAGAGTGGCCGCTCAGCTCGCTCTATTCAATTATAGGTGAAACCCACGTGGTCCATCAAGCGGATTCGATCGCGTATTTCGTCGGGTCCTCGACTCCGGCCATCTTGAACGCGCGCTGACGCATGACGCAGGGTCCGCAGTCTCCGCAGTGGATCCCTTCCGTGTTCGCCTTGTAGCACGACCACGTAAAGTCGAAGGGCATGAAGCCCGGAAGCTGCGATCCGAAGGTGACGATCTCGTGCTTCATCATCCCACCGAGCGGATCACTGATCTCTAACTGGTGATACGGCTTGACCGCGTACGGAGCGAGGTCTCGCAGCTTGTTGATGAACTCCTGCTCGTTGTCCGGGTACCCGCCGCAACTCTCCTCCTGGTTGGAGCCGAGTGCGATGCAGTCGTAGCCGTGTGCCTCCGCGTACGCGAACGCTAGTGCCATCATTACCGTGTTGCGTGCGGGAACCCACTCGTGAGCGTACTCCGCACCTGCGACACCCTTCGCAACCTCTCGGGTGTCGTCCGTCAGCGAACTCGTCGCGTGCAGCGAGAAGAAGTTGGTCTCGAGCATCGCGACTGGCACATCGTCGAGTGGGACGTTCAACTCTGCAGCGATGCGGTACTGCAGATTCTGGATCGCCCGCACCTCGTTCGGCTCCGCTTTGGCGTTGTACCGCAGGTGTAGCAGTGTGACATCGTCACCCTTGCGGATTGCGTGGTACCACGCGACTACGCCACTGTCGAGACCGCCACTGCACACCACCAGCGTCTTCTTCCTGCCCGTTCGCACAGGGTAGAGTGTGCCCAACCGCTGGTGGTAGCCACCGTTGATGGACCCGTACGTGTACGGCTCGATCTGGTGGGGCTGCACCGTGCTCAGGAAGTCGTCGCTGGATACCGGTTCCAGGTACTTCCGCTGTGACGCGAAGAGTACCGTCTGCGAACCTGCGTCGCCGAGGACCCATAGCGGCTTGTAGTTGCACGCGTAGTAGACCTTGCTGGGCTCCTCGCTGCGGTACGCGAGGATCGCGAACGACCCCTTCAGCTTCCGGAGACCCACCTCGAACCCGAAGCGATCGAACACCATCGCGATGACCCACGTGTCGACGTGTGTGGGTGAGACCTGTGAGCTGGTTGCTTCCATCTCCCGAATGAGGTCCTTGTCGTTCGCGATCGTCCCGTTGTGGACTACCGTCCACTGACCAACGGTGAACGGCTGGATGTCCTTGTCCGCGGTCTCGCCGTTCCACTCCGTAGTCGGTTCACCGCGTAGGCACCCGAGCAGGATCCCTTGAGAGAACGCTCCGAGTTCGTCCCACTCGATCTCGTTCGGCGGATCGTTGTAGCCGCTGTCCGCAACCTGGTACGGGTCCTCCAGGTCCTCCGGTGCGAAGAACAACCCGAACGCGTCGTGACCGCGCTCCTGACTGAGCGTGAAGAGCGTCTTGATCTCCTGCTGGTCCGTCTGTGGACCGACGTACCCTCCGATGATGCTACACACGCTTCTGCTCCTCCTCCGATCCGGACGTGCGGTTCTGCACCGTCGCCCACTTGGTCTGCACCAGCGTCTCGAGGTCGTACCCGAACACCGCGCAGACGTGGCACAGCTTGATGAACACGTCGGGCAGCTCGTCCAGGATCGCGTTCTCCCACATCGTGTAGTTTCCGCGCACACCCTGGTTCTGCTTGAGCACCGCGCGTGCGAGCTCGCCGACCTCCTCCACGAGACCGAGCACCAGGTCTGCACGCGTGTCTCCGGGGAAGTTCTTCACTGCCCACGCACCGATCTCGCACTGCAGTTCGTTGATCTCAGCCATGGAGATACTCCCTCCAACGTCGGATGTTCGTACGGGTGATCGATACAGCCTCTTCGCTGCAGTTGGCGTAGTCGAAGTACTCGTTGCGACCACCGAGCGACTTGCGACCGGGGTACAGCGGCACAGGCACACCCGGCATGATCGACTTCGGGTTCACGGTGATGCCGTTGAGACCCCAGACGACGAACTTCGCGGTGTCGCAGGAGCGTACCCGGGCTCGTGTCGCTTCGTCCTGCAGTTCCGCCAGGTCCTCCGTGACGCCGAGGAAGTGGATGTCGTTGCCGTAGAACTCCGTGATGGCCTCGACCACGATCGGTCGCGGCAGGTTGTACAGCTGCTCGACCTCCTCGATGATCCCGATGGTCGCGTACGGGAGAGCGAGCACTAACTCCTCGAGGCAGTACAGGTACTCGTGCCAGGTCTTGCCGTGGGGCACGACCATGAACGCTCCGTCGTACCCGTGTTCGCGGAGCTCCCGAGCGGCGTTGGTGGATCGCGCAACCGTCTCCTTGGAGTCCTGGAACCGGTCCGGAAGCACGATCTCCGACGGCTTGACGACGTGGAGGGCTTCGACCAGCGTCTCGATGGTCGTATCCTGCCCCTCGAATGCTGCGGTGTCCATCGTCAGCCAGTGACCCATGTCCACGCGGCTCTGGTAGAACCGAGCGTACTCCCTGTGCGACACGATCACGTCCGCAACGCACAGGTGGTGAGTCTCCTCAACGGGGATGACGCGCTTCGCGAGCTTGGACGGCGGGATGTGGAACAGTCTCAATGTGCACCTCTCAGAACGAGTGGACGATGTAGATGAGCGCATAGATGCTGGCCACGACGCCAACGATGAACACGCACGTTAGGGTGCCCGCAACAGACCACCACGTGATGCGCTGAGCGAGCTGGATGTGCCGGATGTGTTGCCGCGCGCGCTTGTACAGTTCCACGCGCAGGTGCGTGCGCTCGTCGCCCTCGGTCTCGAACGTGTGACGGAGCATCTCTTCGATCTCCTCGTTCGAAGGCTGCCCCTCCGGTTCGAGGTCTCCGTGCGCGTCTCCGACCGTGAGGTCCTCCGGCTGGTATAGCGGGATCTGTTGGGTATCCTCGTCCTCGTTCTCCGGGTCGAGTCTGTGGCTAGACACACTAACCTCCGATGCCGAACACAGCGGCCACCGTACCGATGAAGGTACTGATGACCGCTGCGTACGTCAGTAGCTGGGTGTGGAACGGGAGTGTCACGAAGTACTTGAGCATACGTCAAGTATATGTGAACTTCCCGAGAGAAACTAGGGGCGGCGCATGAGGGCCAGAAACTCGTGTCGAGCGTCGGCCTCCTCCCGGAACACGCCCCGGACCGAAGACGTCATCGTGCCAGCGTTCGGTTCCTCGACTCCACGATGGCTCATGCAGCCGTGTACTGCGTCGATGACGACCATCGCACCCTTCGGCTGCAGGTGAGTCTCCAGCGCGTCAGCGATCTGGTCCGTCACCCGCTCCTGCAGCGTGTACTGCTTCGCGAAGTGGTGCGTGATGCGTGCGAGCTTCGAGAGGCCGCACACGCGCTCGTTCGGCAGGTACCCGACCCACGCGTTGCCGTACACAGGCAGCATGTGGTGGGCGCACATCGACTTGACCGTGATGGGTCCGACCTGGACGAGGCTGTCGTACGCGTCATCAAACGACACCTCGAGCAAGCCGGCGACCTTCTCCGGACTCGCGTTCTTCGCGAACTCCATCAACACCTTCGCAGCACGTTCCGGAGTGCGCTTGAAGTGCTGGTCCTGGAGGTCGTAGCCCAGCTGCCGGATGATGGTCGATAGGCAATCCCGGATTACGCCCTGGACGTACTCCCGGTCGTCTCCGTTCGGCATCAAGCGGTGCTCGTCCTGACCCGGCAGGTCGATCATGTTGTTCGTGTGGTGCATCAAAGTTTCCCCTCGAGTGCCGTGATCAGTTCCTCGTGCGCGTGTCCGTCGACTCCATACTCGTCCGCTTCCGCACACAACACTTCGGCTTCCTCCTGCGTGAGAACGATGACGATCCCCTCACTGCTGAGGTCAGCGTTCAGCTGCTTTCGGACCTCCATCAGCGTGCCCTCTCGTTCCCGTACAGCAGGATGTGCTGGCGGAGGGTGAAGTTCCACCCGTGTGCCAGCGCGTGCTTCGCGACGATCTGACCTCGGTCGAGCACCGTTACCATGTCGATCCCCTCCGGCATAAGCCAGGTTCGGTTAGGTGGGATCTGGATCAGGTCCACGATGTGCTCGATCTCCGCAACGTCCTCATCGGACGTCACCACGAACTTGAAGTCCGCACCCAGCATGTTGAACTCGTCGAGGACCTCCGGCTTGAACCGACGGTCGATCGGGTTCCCGCTGTTCGACAGCTTCGGACTTACTGTCCACTGTACGCTCGGGGCGTTGCACAAGCCTGGTCGGAGCGTCCCGGCAGTCTCGAACGCAACCTCGAACCCGTCACGCAGGAGGTTGGCGACCAGCGGTCCCAGTGTGGCCTGCTGCATCAGAGGCTCGCCGCCGCTCACGACGACCAAACCACCACGTGGCAAGAAGCCACGCAACTTCTCCTGCACCTCTTCGACCGACATCCGGGACAGCTCCACCTTCGGGTCGTACGCTGTCTGCTCGATGTGGAGCTTCGCCTTGCGGGTGTCGAAGAACACCGCGTGTGGTGTGTCGCAGAAGCCGCATGCTAGGTTGCACCCTCCGAGTCGGACGAACGCTGCGAGCTGTCCGGTCTGTCTGCCCTCGCCCTGCCAGACAGGTCCGAACACCTCGTTCACCAGTAACCCAGCTGTCATCGCACCCACGTCCAGGTCGCTCCGTTGGTACCGGTCTCGTCGACACGCACACTCGCGTACTCGACGCTGAACGCGCTGATCGTCCACTCACCGATCCACTGCGAGATGTGCTCGATGGTTGGGTCACCCGCGGTCCGCACCAATCCTGGGTAGTACGCTTCCGGGTTCATCACCGAGTCGATCAACGAGTCCGCTGCGTTCATCAGCAACCGGTGGTCGAACTCCGTGTCGATGTAGCCACGTACCTTCTGCTTCACCAGTCCGAAGTCCAGTGGACCGTACTTGTCCTCCGCGATCCCGTTCCCGTTGACCCGCACACCGAGCTCGACTTCGATGTGCAGCGAGTGACCATGGATCTGCTGGCACTTGCCAGGCAGTAACGACAGCCGGTGGGCGATCTCCGCGTTGTGCTTCACGAAGATCGCCCGCTCGGAGTTGCCTGCACTCACTCTGCCCCCTGACTGACCGGCTCGAGGTCGTCACCGACCAAACCACGGCTGCGCAGGTCCTGGATGATCAGCCACCGGATGTGACCGGCAACCGACCGACCGTCTGCCTTCGCCGCGATCTTGAGCGGGTCGTTGTACTTCGGGTAGATCGGAATGGACAGCAAGGTATCCATCGTCTCCGCTTCCTGCTTCTCCGCCATGACTACAGGTGCTCCCTTCGAATGTGCGCGTAGCAGTGTGCTAGCGCGTCTGTAGCGTGCACGGGGTAGCCGTGGGCCTTCGCTTGCATCAGGCCCGCCAGTCGCTTCTGCGGTACCCGGTATTGCACAGGGAGAGCATGCAACTCCCCTGCCCAGTACAGGAACCCTGCCAGCTTGGCGGTGTACAACCCGTCGCTACTCTGTACACCGCCTCCGACGTAGTCCTCGATGAGGATGATCTGCGCGAGTCGTTCCCACTCCCGCATCCACTCGAAGGCTTTGATGGGGCTGGTCTGCTGACCGGCCCACACATGTCTCTCCGGTGAGGAGAGGTCGACCCAGGCCAGACCGATGGTCCGACCTGGGTCCACACCGACAACGATCACCAGTTGAACGAGCCGTCGTCCTTGACGACCTTCGCGATCTCGTTGTCCATCCGGTCGGCGTCCTTCCAGTGCGGCTTCTGCTTCAGCTCGAGCAGCACCGGCATGCCGATCAGCTCCTCGGGCTCGAACTCGAACTCGCCTTCCGGCACGTCGATCCCGAGGTTGACGAGGTCGCCCTTCAGCGCCCACAAAGCCTTCGGCGTGAGGGCGTAGTTCCGCCACTGCTTCCGACCGTTGTGCTCCGTGAGGTTGAAGGTGAACTCCAGCTTGGGGTTCCCCGCTTGGCTGACGCCCTGCTCGATCTTCTCGATGGTCGCCTTGTAGGTACCGGCGTCCAGCGGGTCGAAGTTGCCGCCGGCGTCCGATCCGGTGAAGTCGATCTGGATGGGCATATCTCCTACTTCCCGAGGGTCTTGCGGTTCTTGAGCTGGCCGATGATGCTGGTGAGGTCCGGGTTGTCGATCTCCAGATCGATCCGACCCGCACCCGTACGCGGCTGGTGGTGCTTCGCAGTCACCTTGGCCGTGTTGTGGAGCAGCAGCTTGCGTTCACCCTTGAGGCTCTGCCCCAGGTAACCGATGCTGTCGACTGCCTTCGAGACACCCTTGAGGCAGCCGGGCGTGAGGTCCATCCGGATCGTGATCGTTCCGGTGGATTCGTCCTTAATCTCCGCAGCGTGGACCGGGAACACGACGTTCGTTCCGGTCTTGCGTGCGTGGAGGCACCACTTCTCGACGAAGTCGATGACCATCTGGTTCGCCTGCCCGTACTCCGGCTGGCTGGGCTGCTGCGGTGTGGCGCTCTGCTTCATGACCTTCTTGAGCGCCATGGTCTGCAGCGATGACACCGTGTCCCAACAGATCGTCTCGAACCCGTGGTCCTTCGAGTGCAGCAGGAAGTTGCTGATCCCGTCGATGTCGTCCCAGCCAGCTTTGACCGGAGCGATCTGGACATCGTCACGATCGGACAGCGATCGAGCAGCCGTCCCATCCGCATCGATGACCAGCGGCTTCGGTCCGCTTGCAGCGAACGTGGTCTTCCCTGCGCCAGGGAACCCGAAGACGCACATGTTGACTCCCTGTGCATCCGCGACCTGTGACGCTGGCATCCACGGCACCGCCCGAGTAGCAGTAGCCTGGATAGCACCCGCCATTGTAACCTCCTCTGTAGGTGGACAAGTTAATTATATGATGATCTCCCGGGCCAATCAAGGGCTAACCGAGAGGAATTATCGTTGTACCATGCAAAACCGAGGGTACCGATCCCGCCTGCAGATTTATGCCGGCCCGAATCGATCCCTCGGCTATGCAAGGGCTAGCGTGTGCTAACCGGTGGCATTCTCGAACTGTTCACGCGAGAACGCGATCAGGTCGTCGAGCGAGTCGACCGTCGACGGCGATGCGGTGCTCTGCAGCGTCTGCTGCGTCCCGTACGTCCCGATGGTGTACGACTCGTTGGTCAGCCACGTGAGGTCCTGACCCTTGAGCTTCGCGTCGCAGAGCTCTCGGACGCTGCAGTCCCAGCAGCCCGTCCACGCGCGGTTGTACGTGATCGGCGGGTTGTGTGCCATCTGCCACAGCAGCTTGTGCGTGTTCTCGATCCACGCCTGAACCGCTGCAGGCCAGATGTCGAGGTAGTGCCGGACGAAGAAGACGTTGTTGTACTGATCCCGCTCCAGCAGCTGAGCGAGGTGTCCGGAGTAGTACGCGTCTGCCGGGTCCTCTCCGTTGTCCCTGATCGCCTGCAGGTACGTGGCATGCGTCGTGTCGATCTTGGCCTTCGACAGGCGACCCTGTGTCGGACCCGCGCCCTTCAGGACCGCAGGGATGCCCGGCACCTTCTTGTTCACGCCGTTGTACAGGAAGTGGTCGACGGACTGTCCGGTCAGCATCTGCAGGCACGCGGAGTACCCCGTGAACTGGTGATCCAGCTGCAGGTCCCGCACGTCCGCCTTCTGGCTGAACGTCTTGTGGTCCGCAGCAACCAACGCACCGTGGTCTGTGAGGAACAGCGCATCGATGGTACCGACGAGCCACACCTCGTCGTACTCGGTACCCTCCGCAATGTCCGGCCACGGAACGATGAACGTGATCTCGGACGCGATCGGCTTCAGCGCCGGGTGCTTGGTGTTCTTGCCGTACGTGTCCGTCGTCCCGTAGAAGGCGAAGTAGTTCCCGATCACACGTTCGCACAGAATGGCCGATTCCTCGAACGCTTCCCACTCCTGCGTCGACATCGGAGCACCCACACGACGCAGGTACTCCTCCGCGATCTCCTTCCGCATTCGCGCGATGTACTGCGCCAGTGCCACCTGTGCGTCCTGCCCCATGATCTGGGCTCCCAGGGCTGCGTGCATGGCAGAACCCATCCACAGCTCCTTCCGCGGTGCACCACGCTGGACGAGAGACTGCCGGTTCGCTGACTGGAAGTCCCACATCGTCTGGCAGCGCATGAACTCCTGGAGTTCCGTCACGCTCACCTTGAGGATCCGCTTGTCCGCGGTCATACCGGACCTCCGTTCTTCTTGACGCACTTCGGACACAGCGGTGCACTCAGTGGTGCACCACAACCCGGAAGCAGCAACTTGCCACACTTCGTCCACACGAACCCTTGCGAGGTCGTGTTCCGGTTGTTGATGTGCATCACCTTGCTCACCGCTGCGCCCGCCGCTCTGCTCGGTTCAGTGCTGGCTCGATGAAGAAGTACGCGAGCCAGCTGCCCTTGGTGATGTCGAAGTCCTTGAGTGAACCACCGACACGGATGCGGGCCTTGCCACCGAACGACGCTCTCGCGTCCTCCAGTGCTTCGATCGCTTCCTCGATCGTCGGTTCGCCCTCGAACTCCAGCTTCTGGTTCTTCCCGACCCGCGGCATCAGAACCCACCCTTCACTGCCGCCGCAATGATCGCGCGCCTTTCCTCACACGCGCGGTGGTCGCGCCACATCGTCTGCGCGACGAACATGATCGGGACAGCCTGGAAGTGGTACGGCTCCAGGCAGACCCAGTTCCACTCCTTGAAGCGCTCGCGAGCGTGGACCTGCACGTCCGGCATCCCGTTGTCGATGCGACGTTGGATCTCCCGAAGGATCGCGGTCTGAACGGCGAGCCACACGGGCGGCAACGTCTCACCGGTCACTTCGGACTTGCCTGCATCCATGCGGTAGTACTCGCGCATGTCGACGGCCCAGGTGTCGTACCACTTCCCACCGGGCTTGAACCTCTCGACGCGGACGATCGCGTCATCCGTGCTGAACCCCATCACTTGCCTCCGTCGTCGGCCCATCGAGCATGCACATCGTGCAGCTCTTCACCACTCCGGTGACCGGATCGGCCATCGGCTGCTTCGTCCACTTGCTGCACCTCGGGCAGAGGCTCCACCCGTTCGGCGGAACTGTCACTTCCCGAACGACCGCTGCCTTCAGCTTCGTCCGCAGGTACTCCCGCAGAGGGATCAAACCGGCCATCAGCGATCTCCCCTACGAGTTCGACCCACAGCGGCTCGTCCGTGGCACCTTCGCGCTCGACTGTGGCAGCGAACGACGTGCCGGTCCATCGACTTGGCACTACGCTTGCCTTTGCCGCAACCGGTGCAGTGCCAGCCTTGCTGGAGTGAGAACGGTTCTGTGGTGCTCCACGCTTCCTGGGCATCACTGACCCTGCTTCTTCGCACGGTCCGCCTCCCGGCGCTGACGGTCTGCCTGAGCCTTCTGCAGCTTCTTGACAACGTCGGCAAACACGCTACCGACTGGAACTGGCTCCGCCATACTGCACCTCCGTGTGGTCTGTTATCACCTACTAGTTAATTATAGGTGACCTCACGTGAGGTTACAAGGGGGTACCGTCGTAGAATTCTTCCAGGAGTGCACGTGCGTTCGAGCGACCGCGGTTCATGACCTGCGTGTGCTTCGACTTCTCTGGCCAGCCTTCAGTGATGAACCGACGCACCTGGACTTGCTCCGTCTGCCCACGGCGTACACAGCGCCCGATGACCTGCAGGTTGTCCTGGTGCAGGTCACCCTCCTCGAGGAACATGACCTGCTTACCCGCCTGGAGGTTGAGACCCTCCTTGCACGCTGCAACCGTGCCGACCAACACCGTTCGTGGGTTGCTATTGTACAGGTCCACCGCAGCTTGCTTCTGGTTGACGGTCTGGTCCCCGGTGATCATCGCTACTGGGCGCTTCGTACGCTCCGCGGTCTCCGCAACAGCCTTCGCTGTGGCTCGGTACCAGGCAACGGCAAACACACGCTCGTTGGGCACCTCCTCCCGCAGGCACTCGCTGAACGCTGCGAGCTTCGGCTTCTCCGCGGTAGGTGGCACGCTCGCTAGCTGAAGTGCCTTCTGGACCAACACGCCACCACTCTCGACGTCGATGGTCTCCATGTCTGGGTGCTCCAGCATGTACGTCTTGCGCGCATCGAGCATCATCCTGCGAACGGACTTCGGCACCTCGACCCAGATGTCCTTCGATGCGTAGTCGAGCGATGCAAGCTCCGGGATGTCCTTCTGCAGTCGACGAACGCTGTACCTGCTCAGCAGGTTCGAGAACTCCTCCGGGTCACGGACACCCATGACCTCCCGGTCCCACGGTGTCACGTTGATGTGGCACACCTGCTCGACGAAGTTCCAGTACGAGCGGAACGAGTCGCGATTGCACAGGTAGAGGAAGGGCCAGACGTCTCCCGCATCACGGACGATCGGTGTACCCGTCAGGAACCAGTAGCGGCTGTGCTTGTTCTTGCTGTCCGCGTTCTGGGTCGTGAACACCTTCTTGGTCCACTGCGAGTTCCGACCACGCAGACGGTGTGCCTCGTCGAACACGAGAGCTTGCCACCGTCGCTTCACGAGCTGTGGGTGTGTGTGCCATGCGTGGTAGCTGCACAGGATGATGTCCGCGTTCGAGTCGAGTGCTACGTTGCGGTCAACCTTCTCTCCCTGTGCGACCGCGACCTTGGCACCAGGAACCCACTTCTCCAACTCACGCTTCCAGTTCCCCATCAGGTACGCTGGTACCGTAACGAGGAACGGTGCTGTGCCGTTGTTCACCTTCTGCATCGCCTTGATGGCGGTAGGGGTCTTGCCGACACCCATCTCGTCAAAGCAGCCGAAGTGCTGGTTGTCCACCAGCTTGTCAACGGCTTCCTGTTGGTAGCTGCTCAGCTGGGGCATTCGCTTCTCCGGGTTGACGGTTAGGAGGGTGGCCGGACTTGAACCGGAGGGCCTAGGACCCGACTCTGCAGCACGTCTCGACCACCGACCGGCCAGCGTTACCGGTGTACGGTCCCGAGCTATACCACTGGCACCCACTGTTGGGAGGCGGTACCCAGCTGCAGCATTGGAGTCGGGGTCCACTGCACTCGGGGGGAGACTGGGTACCGCTTCGGGTGGTAGGAGGACTCGAACCTCGGCCATGTGACGTTCCTCAACGCCACCGACCACCTACCACTGCACGCTGATCAAGCAACGTACAGAGGCCTACCACCAGTTGGAAGAGCTGCTACACCGGGTAGAGCAGCTCACTCCAGGTCACGCCTCGGCGGGCGCGGCCTCCTTCTTGGCCGGCTCCACGTACACGGGGAGCGCGTCCTCGCTGACCACCTTCAGCGAAGTGTGGCGCACGTCGACCGGCTTCTGCTTGTCGGCGGGCAGTTCCTTGCCGTTCGCGTAGTGCGTACGCAGAACGGAGATGTACTGCACGTTCCGCTTGTCCTCGAAGCCGTCGACGCGACCGAACTGGCCCTTCCAGTCGGTCTTCTCGAACTGGACCAGCGCACCCTGCGGGAACTGCTCGTCCAGACGGACCTCGGGCTCCTTGGGAGCCTCCGGCGCCTGCTCGGTCACGGCGCCCTCGACGGCTTCCGTACCCTCCGCGGCCTTGACGTCCTCGACCGGCTGGTCGTTCCACTCCTGCGACATGTCGTTCTCCTCCTGGGCCGGAGTTTCCGGCTCGATCGTGACCCCGCCACTGACGAACTTGTCGTCGTGCGAGGGTTCCGGTGCGCTCGTGACAGGGAACGGCACGCCCGCTCCGCTGACCTCCACGTCTGCCTGCGTGTCCGCCTTCGCGGTCTTGCGCTTGCTGCGCAGTGCCACAACTGCTCCTCTGTCCGCTTGTGTGCCTGGTACTTATAGTATATGATGCCTGCCGGTAGGTTTCAAGGGGTAAGCCACTGGAAATACGATGAAATACGCCGAGTTCGTTCCCGGGCGTGACACTAATGCTGTCCGGAGAAGAACTCGGCGTATACCGGGAACTAGCGGGTGACAAGCGGGCGTTCCCGTGATCCCGTACACTTGACCGTCGTACGTGGATCGACGTGTGCCAGCAACCGGCCGTTCGCCTTCAGTGCGACACCCTGTCCGCACACGATGCAGGTGTACTGCTTGTTGGGATCCTCAGGATCGAACTCGACTCGGACCCTCCCGTTCACGAACGGTACCCCAACGCTTCCCGGACCATCCCGATCACATCTCGCTGGGTCAACGCTTCGTGCAGGTGTTCCAGCCGTCCGACCCGGCAAGCCCACTCGACCTGCTTCAGCGCTTCCCGCGCGGTCTCCTCCGGCGTCTGGAGTCGGTGAGAACCCTTCCGAGCGGAGAGGATCGCGATGCACTCCTCCTTCATCGTCGGTGCCGGGGTCTTCCACGTTCCGGTCTCAGCCATCGCTACTTCCCTTCCAGCTTCCCGCGCAGCGGCGAACCCTTTGCGAGAAGGCCACCACTGGACGAACGGCTCGACTTCGCCAGTGTGGCCTTCTTCTCCTTCTTCGCCTTACGGCCCTTACCGAACATCTTGGTTCCCTTCACCACTCGTCGCAACCGCACTTGCCGTTCGAGGATCGCACCTGGTAGCACGTTCCGCACTGTCCGTTCTTGATCCACAGCCGCGTCCGGGCGGACTCGACATCCAACTCCGTCTCCGTCTGCTCGACGTTGAACGCTCCTTTGCGGAAGTCCATCTCGTACCGTTCGTACGTCATCGACCCCTGGCCGCTGTCCTGGAACACCTGGTTCCACTGCTCCTTGGACATCGGCTGTGATCCACTGAAGTCGATCGTGATGGCTCCCATTGCTAACCCCTTTGGCTGCGCTGCTTGTGCACCTACATATTTAGTATATGTGAGAACCCCTCAGTAATCAAGTGGGCAACCACAGAACTTTTCGTGAATCTGCCTCGACTGGCGGCGTGAGCTTTATGTTGCCCACGTGTCGATCTCGACGTATTCCCGGAATTAACGAGTGGGTTAGGTTCCCGAGATCCCCGTCAGCGTTGAGTACACAACCTTCCGACCCTTGGCCATCACCTGTGCGCCAGCCTTCAACTCGAGGTTCGGGATCAGGTTGTCCGCGATCAGCTCCTTGGTTCGCGATGCGAAACGGTGGGCTGTTGCGGTCCATTCCTCCCCATCCTTCGTCCACTGCTGGTACGAACGGTAGAACTGCGTGAGCGTCACCTTCCGCGGTGTCTCGTCTTCATCCACCGTTGTGCAGTTCTCCCAGAACGCAACGATGTTGTCGGACTCGGAACGGAACTCGCTCTTCGCCTTCTTCGTGCTACCACTCTCCGGGAACCCACCAACCTCGATCAGTCGTTGCAACCCTTCGACACTACGCTTCAGCCATGCGTCACGGTTGTCACCGATCCCCAACAGCCGCAGGTGTGCGTTCAGCACCGTGGCACTGTTGTCGTACGTGAACATCTTCTCCCGTGGCTTGACGCTCAACACCACCCAGCGGTCGTAGAACGCTTCGTCGGTGTTCGCGACCTTCGGGTAGCCGTTCATGGCGAATGCCAGCTTCACCGGAAGTGACTTGCTGGACGCGTGCTCGTTCTTCCGCTCCACCTGCACGGTCTCGCCACTGGCCAGTGCCTTCAGCATCGTGGTGTTCTTCATGCGGGTCTCGTAGTTCGCGTCGCTGTCCACGTTCAGCAGCTTGCCGATCAGTGCACTCGTCGTGAACTGGTTCCCCTGATCCGTGAGCTGGGTCAGTGGGATTGCGGAGCAGTTGTCCTCTCCGAGGAACACCCGCAACGCATCCAGCAACGTCGACTTACCGGTTCGTCTCGGACCCACCAGTGCCATGAGGATACGGTACGGTAGTGGGACATCCGTGTACAGGCAGTACCCGCTGAACATCCACCAAATGCTGACTGCGTCAGCTGGCAGGATCGCTCCTACGAACCGGTCAACCTCTGTGCAATCGGCGTTCGGATCCCAGTTCGCGTTCACCTGGGACATCGACATGTACGCGGACTTGTGTTCCCGTAGGTCACCGGTCTCGGGGTGCAGCATGCCGTTCTGGCAGTTGATCAGTCCCGTGTTCGGTAGCTCGTCAACCTCGAGGTTCGGTGCCATGTACTTCAGCACGTCGTTCTCGAGTTCCGTTCGCCACTTCTCACCGGACATTGCTTGCACTGCAGTACGCAGGAACCGTTCACCAACGCTGTACGTTCCGGTGTCGGGATCGTACACGTACCAGATGCCGAGGTACTTCAGGATGTTGTGGTTCTCCATCAGCTGCTTGGCAGCCTCGACCGGCTTGTTGATCGGTTCCTCGGTGACCACCTGCTGAGCGTTGAAGATGGTCTGCTGCACGTACGAGTCGTTGTACCCGCTGTCTCGGAACTTCGCACCGGAGAACCACGAAGGGTGCGTTAGCACAGAGTAGACCTGGCCAGCGGTGAACCCAGCACGTAGCAGTTGGCAGGTGACGTAGTAGTCGTTCTCGCTTCGATCGATCCTGCCGCTTCGGTCCTTACGAATCGGTGCACGTGCTTCGAGTGCACTCTCTTCGCTCGAGATCCTGTCCCACAACTTGCTCGAGCTGTTCCGTGCACGCACCTCGAAGTCGAGCGGTAACGGTTCCGGCTGGATCGACTCGTCCGTCAACCTTCGCTCAGTAGCGTCGAGGTCCGCTTCTCGAAAGTCCTCCAGCGTCCAGTTCCGTTGGTTCGTCTGTACCACCCGCGACCAGCCTGCGTCTGGCTTGGGGTTCAGCGTACCCGGCAGCCGCAGAACCCTACTGACGTCGTAGCACTTGTCGCCACCCAGCTGGAGAGCCAGCCACTTGTTGATGCGCTTGACCCTACGCCAGTCCTCTGTGAACTCGATGGCCCAGAGAGCGTAGTAGCCACGTCCACTGAACTCGATCCGCGTAGGTGGTGGCCAGAAGCCTTCGAGTTCCTCCAGCTTCTTCGCTTGCCACTGTTCCAGGTTGGTCGCTTCGTCGAGCTCCGGATCGATGTCCACGTGGAGCACAGAGGTACCGTACGTCTCGGCTTCAGTACCTCTACTGCCGTTCTGTAGGATGTACCCGCCAGGCAGCACACTCACACGCGACCAGCAGTCAATCTCACTGCCACCGTACTTCGCTGCAATCGTCTCGTACGTTCCTGCAATGTTGGGGAACGTCTCCGTTGTGAAGCCGCTTCGTTCCTGGTACGTGTGCACTGAGATCGTCGCTCCCGCAGGGCAACGCTCGTACCGCCAAGCTAGTGCATCACGTGTCTCGTTGCTCAACGCGTACCCTCCATCCAGTTGTCTGGTGCGATCGTGACCTTGATCGTACCGTCGTCTAGCGTTGTGGCATGGGTCTTCACGCTCAGGAAGCGCTGCTTTGCTGCTTCGTGGAAGCGCACGCGCACTCGGTTCACCTGTGCAGGGTTCTCGCAGATCAGTGTGTATGCGTCACCTGCAATGCCCATCTCCTTGAGCTTGTCGTACGCAGCTTTCCGTTCGAGGTCGTTCGTCAGGTGGTCAGGGAATGGCACTTCCACCCTGGTCTCTGTGGAGTCACTCATGTATCAAGTATATGTGACCTGACGGTAGAAATCAAGCCGTCATACGTGCAGCCAGTTAGCTTCCTCTCCGTTCGCTCTCTGTGAGCAGGGTTGAAGGGAGGTTTCAGCTAACGTGGCCTGCCCCATGGCATTACGTCCTTAGCCTGTGATTTTCTATTGCTAGCGCAGACAGAGAGAGCTAAAAGGATATAGAAACCCGGGTTAAACACGTAATGCCATGGGGCCCCGGGTGTTATACAAGCGAGTTCCGAGGCTACCACCCCTTGATTTCCTCTCTGAAGTCACATATACTTAACCTATGCCGGATTTAGACCCCAGAAGGTGCAGGAGAACAGTGCGTTCATCCGGGGAGCAGTGCAGGAATGCACCTATCCGTGGGCACTGGTTGTGCCGGTCGCATGGTGGTGCCATGCGCCAGGTCAAGGAGAAGGCAGTCAAGAACGTCGTCACTGCAGCTGTGCAGCACCACATGCGGGTGACGTTCCCGAGGTACCACGACACGCAACAGGAGGTGGCTGCCATGGGCGCCGAAGCCAAGTGGACGATCGAGCAGTCCCGCAAGGAAGTGGACGACCTCGACTGGGGTCCGGTCCAGTACCTGAAGGACGAACTGCACCGCACGGCAGCCATCGTCCACTGGCTGGGTAAGCTCCTGTACACCATGTTGCCGGAGGAACTGGCCGAGACGTTCTGGATGTACCGACGGAGTACCGAGGTCCAGATCTCCCCACGGGAGATCACCTCCGGTGAGGGTAAGGCTGCCTGGCAGGGTGTGTACTACGACATCTACGTCAAGGAGCGAACGCACCTACTGAACGTGATCCGTACAGCACACCAGTGTGGCATCGAGGAACGTCTCACCCGGCTGGAGGAGCAGAAAGCTGAGCTGGTGGGACAGGCACTGTTCGCCTTCGCTGAGCGACTGGGACTGGATGTCACGGACCCTGCTGTGCGGAAGGCAGCAGCGGATGCACTCATGGGTGCGAGTAGCCAGCTGGCTGCCCTGGAGGGTCCTGGTACACAGGCAAGCAGGGTACCCAGGTAGTCAGGGTACCCTGCTGGTCCGCTAGTTGAACGGCGGCTGTGCCTCTGCCAGTTCCCACACCAGCGTGCACCCGTCTGCAACTGCTACCTGGTTGATTCCCTCCTTGTGGGATTCCGGAACCTCGGAGTACCGCTTCTCGTCCGACCGGATTCCGTTCCAGTTGGACTCGTCCCAGATGCTGTCCACAGGTACCTCCGTCTGTTTGTTCTCCTGTACTTATAGTATAAGGGACAACCCCTGGACGTTTCAAGAGGGTACCGGAAATTCCCCTGGTGGATTTTCCCACGGGGATTTCCACCCGGTACTTTCCCCGGGTATTTCCCACGGCTATTACACGCGGGGTATATACCCGGGGTATTTCCATGGGGTATATACACTACCCATATACTACTACCATCTCTACTACGATCTACGTAGGGATCTGTTACGTTCTACAGAAGTGTAACAGCAACGTAACTACGATCCGTATACCGTGTACCCCTACCCCTACAGGGTACGGTAGTGTGTGAAGGGATATATGCTTCGGTACCCATGCAGGGTAGGTACGATATCGTACAACGAACCATCGTTGTATGTATATCATCGTACGTACGACATCTTGATCGAAAGAAATCGTTGTACCTACCCTGCCGCAGGCCTCCACTGGGTGAAGATTCTCCCTCACCTCGTTCCCAGCGCGTGAGACCGGCTGCATCCAGACACCGGGACGGAAAAATCTAGTGCAGGGAAACCACTAGCCCCTCAACGTCCCCGCCACACTAGACGGAACGCGAGAACGCGCGGATCAGCCGTAGCACGCACCTGCTTGAGGACGACAAGTGCCTGCTCAGGTGTACCGTCGAACATCCGAACGGATACCCAACTGAGGCGCTTACCCTTGCCTGGGGAGCCAACCTGGCTGTACATCTCCACTTCCCATTCGGAACCCATCAGAGCTGCTGCCTCCCGTACTTCCGTGGGCAGAGTTTCAGGTCCGGATGCGTAGCGAACTTGACTGGTGACCTGTACGACACCCAGCCAGCACGTCGATACGTGGCGTACTGCCAGTAATGGTCACCGATGCAGTCCGGGTCTGGACATTCCTGCTCTGGCGTACCGTCTACCGGGACCTGGTGCTCTCCAGTCACTGGTCGTCTTCCTCCTCGTCGAGCTCCATGCAGGTGGAGCACGCACAGCTTGCCCTGTGCACTGCGTCCTCCACATAGCCGAGCTCCTGCCAACCGGTGGTAGGCGGCTCAACCTGCTTGGGCTGCTGTTGCACAGGTGCGGTTGGCTGCGCGAAGGTGAAGCGCCCTTGCTGCACTGGCTGACCGTCGACCTCCACGAAGAGTCCAACACCGGGTTGCGACTGAGACTTGCGGGTAGCAGTCGGCAGGTCCAGCGCGAGGATGAACTGCCCTTGTGTACCCGTGGCGTCCTGTGTGAGGTCACCATGCGCGAGGTGGATGTCCTCCAGTGAGCCATCCGCATGCCGCACGTGCCAGACACCGCGGAAGTCAAAGAGCGGATCTGCTGTACCCGTAGCGTCGAGCACTTCCGAGATGCGTTCGACCTTGGCCTCGGGGTACAGGTCGCGGTTGCGAAGGACCTCTCGCACCTGTGCGACCTTGGCCACGAGCTGCACCAGTGCGTTGTTCTGCTCGTTCTCGTACGCCTGACAGTCGCGGAGCGCCTGCTGGAGAGCGTTGAGCGTCTCCCGCAGCTTAGCGTCACTGCGGACTCCGGTTTGGACCTGCGCTCGCAGACGGGCGATCTCCGCGTACAGGCGACTGCCGCTGTCGTCACTGATGGCCATGGCGGTGAAACCTCCGTGCGCGTTTGACGATGGGGCAGTTCGAGTAGTGGTTGGGTTTGGTCTTGCCGCAGAAGCGGCACTTCCAGGGAACGGCCATCAGTCGGTCAACTCCTTCGGGACTGCTTGGATGTCGGTGTGCTCGTACACCATGCTGTTGGGGTCCGCAGCGTACGTGTGCGGACGGTCTGGGTAGTGGATGGTGACCGTGGCCTCGTGGCGGAGTCGCTCCGTCTTCTGCGTGAGGTGCAGCTGCTCCGGGTTGGCCAACTGCTCCTCATACAGGACACCGTCCGCTTGCCCGTCGTACGCGATGACCTTGCCGTCAGGGCGTTGGACGAGCACCAGTACACGGCCTCGCGGGAACTCGTGCCGTTCAGGCATCGTTGTTGCCTCCGTTCTGTTGCTCCTGCTGGTCTTCGTACTCTGCGATCTCCTTGCGGAGCTTGCGAACCTCCGCTCGGTGTCTCCGGAGACGATCAGCGTGCGCGTCCTCCTGTGCGAGCCCCGTAGCGACGAACGTCGCGATCCACCACAGGACGGAGAACAGTGACCACACCAGCGTCCAGGTGTTGGCGTTCTCGGACTGCAGTGCAGCGGGAACGATCACGAGAAGGTTGACGCTGCAGATGCCGAGTGCCACGAGCCAGATGCGGTAGCTGGTGACCTGTGAGAACCTACGCAACGGACTGACCTTCCTGCTCGATGGTTGGACGGATAACCTTGCGGACTCGGTCGGAGCGCATGAAGTACTTGACGGTCCAGTAGCTCTCTCCGAACGCGCGTTTGCTACGGACGTGCGTCTCACCGGTGTCGTAGCCATCCTCCGTCATCACCGGTGAGGCTTCGATGACCTCGAAGGTCTTGGCGAAGCGTGGGTTGCGCTTGTCCTGCCACCAGTCACCGGGTTGGAGCTGTCTCGCGGGTACATCCTCGTACTGGTACATCGCGCCTCCCGTGGTAGTGATGCCGCCAATAGGCCCTCTGTCAGGAGGGCCCGGCGGTAGCACCGGAGTGCTAGCACAGCGTGCTGATCACCACGTCGTCCAGCAGCCCGAGACCCTTGCCGTACACCTGGTCCCGTTCGCACATGAGCACCAAGCGCTTCTTGAGCATCTTCTTGCTGAAGCGCTCCTCTCCGAGCTGGACTCGCACCTTCGACCCGTCCTGCATCTCGCCCCAGCAGTACGACAGCTCCCACTCCGGGTAGCCTGGGTCCGAGATGAGCCGCAAGCGCGTGATCCGGCGGAGCTGCTTGTCCCCGTACCACACCGTCTGAGCACCCACCGGCGGTCGGAGTGCGGCATCGAAGTCTGCGATGTTGTTCGTCTCGTTAACGCTGGGGTACGACATTGCCTGCTCCTCGCGGCTAGTGGGAAAGGACAGCGACCAGTGCGTAGATGACTGCGACGGCAACTGCGACACCAAGCACCGGACCCCAGAAGTCCAACTCGTTCCGGATCCAGCGTGCGACTGCCTTCGCCTGCTCCTGCATTGTCCTGCTCCCTCTGCTCTGTTGTTCTCCTATAGATATAGTATATGTGGGAACCCCACGTAAATCAAGAGGGTCCGTCAGAATTCCAGGCGGGAGTTTTTGAGAGCAGGCGGAGGGGCATGCCGATCCCGGCGGGCTGCCACACGCACAGGACGCAGACGTGGCAGAGTACGTCGTTCACGATCACGGCATGCACGAGGACCGTCCAGGCGCCGTGCTGCATCCAGATCTCGCGCTCGTACGTCACTTCTTCCACAGCTTGAACCTCCGCAGCCCCTTGCGCTTCTTGGCGAGCTGCTCGAGCTCCTTGCGCTGGGCTGCGGTGAGCCGCATCGGCTGGCGGAACAGGAACCCGCTCTGACCGTGCTTCTTCCGGAGGGCCTCCAGGTTCTTCGCGAACACCTCGTCGGACACAGCTCCGCTGGTGCGGATGAGGGTGTTGAACGACCTCTGGAACGTCTTGGACCCCTGCGGGTTCGCTGCGACGACCTCCATTGCCTCCCGCTGCGCAGCTGCGTTCAGTGCGTTCTCCTTGCGGTCCGACCTCCGTTGCGCAGCGATGTTCGCCAGGTCTCTCCGGTTCCGGTCTCTTTCCGCCTTCGTGAACTCGCTTGCCATCGTTTCCTCCTCGCTAGATCGACGTATACGGTCGGATCGTTTTCGGGCTGCATAAATCTGCAGCTGCTAGAACCCGGGTGGGAGCACCAACCCACTGCGGAACACGGACTCCTCCACGGTGAGGTAGAAGGTCCGACCGTCCCACAACCGGAACTGGATGCGGTTGTCCGCGACGAGCAGGATGCTCTCGCACACCTGGTGGAGCGTGTCCGGGTGACCCTTGCCGGTGAGCACCAACCCGGCCGCGACGGTAAGGTCGTTCGCCGTCACGGACCGGGTCAGTTCCAGGTTCGGCTCCACTACGACTTCTCGCCGTAGTGGATCTCCGTCCCCAGCGTGCGGGATACCACGGCACCCAGGTCCGCGGCACACGCACGGAGCTGGGTCTTCTCGTCCTGCGACACGAGCGGGTTCTCCGCGAGCTTCCGCCAGGTCCGCCACTGGACCCGCAACGCCTCGAGGATCACGTCCTTCTCGACCATCACCGGCTGGTCGGACGTCTCGACCGCTTCTCCCGCGCGGTAGCTCTCCGTCCACTCGATGAGCTCGTCCGACAGCGCGTGCCGGAAGCTCTCGCTCGCGGGGTCACCCATCAGCTGCGTGACCGGGAACTCCACTGCACCCTTGAGTACCACTGAGACGTCCATCGTCGCTCACTTTCTTTGCCTCGGAAAGGAAGTGGGTCAGGCCCACCCTGTGCGAACCGCGCGCGCACAGGGCAACGGGCACACCCGTGTTGGCGTGTGCCCATCACCCTCTGGTCACTGCTTCGCTTCGGTGAACGTGATCGCGTTGTCCGTGTTGCGGCCGTACTCCTCGAGCTGTTCGAGGACTGCCCGGCGCACGATCGTGTGCAACGCGTAGTTCTTGAGTTCCTCGTCCGTGTACCCGAAGCGCTCCTTGAAGTGCGAGAGGTCCACCTCCGCGGTCATCGTCAGTCGGACTTTGGTGCGCTTGCTGTCCCCGGCCGGAAGCGGCTCCTGCACCGCGACGGTCTCGACCTCTTCGATCTCGTTCCCGTCTTCGTCCTCCTCCGGCAGCTCCGAACCTTCGACGTCGTCCTCCCCGTAGGTCCCGACCTGCTCCGGCTCGAGACCGTCCTCGTCTGCCTCCGGCGTGAAGCCGTAGTCCGTCTTGATCTCGTCCTGCAACTTCTGCTCCGCCTGGTCCATCTCGTCCTCCTCGAACGGTTCGTACTTCACCATCGGGTCCTTCTTCGACTGCGCCTTGATCCACTTGGTGCGGTCCGTCTTCCGACCGAACTCCTTCACCTGCTCCTGCGCGTCTGCGTCCTTGTACCGCACCAGGTATCGCATCGTCTGACCTCCTCCTGTTGTTCTCCTATAAATATAGTATATGGGACTCCCCGGGGCAAATCAAGGGGGTACGACAAATTCCACCCATCAATTTTACGTCGGGATCGGTCGTGGGGCAACATGATAAGCACGACCCTGGCCCGATCCACCCGTAAATTGGTTCATGGGAACCCCTTGATTGTCCCAGTGGGATCATCCTATAATTAAACTGACGGCCAAACAGTCGCAGCAGTCGCACAGGAGGCAGCAATGCGGAACCCGTTCAGCAAGGACAAGGCGCGCAAGCAGAAGGCGAAGCGCGACTTCGTGGATCGGCTCCTGCAGCAGGAGACGGGCATGCCGGGCAAGGACCGCATGCGCAACGAGGCGAAGCGCATCAAGAAGGGGAAGTGACGATGCCACGTCGGAACAAGCAGTGCCAGTGCGGTCACAGTGCTGTGTGGCACTACCTGGACGGATGCCGGCGGTGCACGTGTCGGACGTTCGTCAGTCGAGTGCTGGGGAGCCTGCGGTGATCAGCTCTCTGGTGCATGCCATCGGATGGACCGTTGGACGACACATCGGGAACGTCGTCTGGGTGCTGCTGGTGGGTGCCGTGGTGTACGGGACCGGCCACAGTGCCGTGCGGTTCCTGCGGAGGCGCAAGTGAAGCGGCGGTGCTGCGTGTGCGGCCGGTTCAAGCGCGCGAAGGACCTGCTGCCCTGGCCGGGTGGCTCGGAGGTCGGGTCGAAGGAGATCTGCACCAAGTGTGCCCGCAAGGCTCCGCCCAGGAACTGGCGGTGAACCCCGGGTTGTACAACGCCGGGTACGCCCTGGGGAACGTGCTCGGCTTCGTGTTCGTCATCTCGCTGGCCGTCGCGATCCCCGCGTGCCTGTGGGCCTGGTGGAACCACCGCCGGTAAAACTGCCGTGGGGAATTCTTCGGAACCCCTTGATTCCGTCCGGTGAGTCCCTTATACTATAAATATAGGAGAACAACAGGAGCGGAACGGAGCCGGGCAGATGATGGAACGGTACGCACTCACAGCCGCAGACCGGGACCTACTGGAGGCGCAGGAGGACATCGAGAGCGTTAAGGCGGAGCAGGAGGACCTGCGGGAGCTGTACCAGGAGACTCACACGGTGGCGGGCATCAAGCGGGAGCTGTACGACGTACTGGAGCGGATCGACCTCTCTCTGTCGGACACGGGCCGGGCGTTGCTGGAGGCGGATCAGTACCGTGCGTACCTCCGACTCAAGGTGGAGGTGCTGGACCAGCTGGTGGTCGCCAGCTTCTGACGCCAGACGGGACGGCGGGCCTGCGGGTCCGCCGTTCGGCATGTTCCCCACTTGAGGTTTGCTGCGTCGTACACTATAATATCTAGCATGGCCAATGAACAGCACGCCCGAGCGACCTTTGCCCCTGACGGGGCTGAGCTGGTCGCACTCCGCACACTGGTGGCTGGCATGTACGACGCCATGCTGCAGGAGGCACAGGCTGCACACCACGTGGCACTGTACCACCGCCTCGCC